TGAGATTTACGTATCCAAATAATAACGACTCTAGAAAAGTAATTAAGTTCGCGTTCCTACCAACAGTCATATACGACGAGATCGTGTGGCTAGAAAAGTATACGGACCATCAACATTATGAGAATAAGAAAAGAATTCCAGGACAAGGAAAGCGGCAATCCGTCTATAAGAGAGTAATAGATAAAGTACAAACCTAGGAACTATATGAGCTTGAAAATGAAAAAAATCCGTGATATAATTTAGTTATACTAGAGAGTAAAGTGGCGATAACAGGCAGCGCGATTTTTCAAAAGAACGGCTGCACAATGAGGAGCTCCGCCGAGGAAGATGTGCAGACTGCGAGAGTAGAACAAATCAGCGCTGCGTGATGCAAATCGCCACACCTATTTTTTAAATTTGCATTTATAATTTTTTCTTATAAAATCCGATTTTTTCTAAAAAAATGCAAATTAAAGCTAATTTTCCCCTAACAGGTTTCGCCCCGCTAAGGAAAAACCCGTTTTATTCCTAGTTTCTTTATTTGCTCTTACCCTAGGTTCGAGCAATTTTCCCGTTTTTGCTTTTCGCCCCAACCTAGGGTCAATCCAATATATTGCTCTTGCCTGCTACAGCCTAGGGTCAGAGTGATATCACTTTCTTACACTTAAACAGTTCCATGGTCAAAAAAGATATTAAAACCATTCCTTTCGAAAATATTGAGTTCGAATACCAAAACCTTTTAGCAGATGTAAGTGGCGGAGATGCGTCTTCTACTATAGTAGAAGATTTTGTTAAGCTGCACAAGCTGAGAAACCAAGAAACCTGGGAATGGTTAGGTCCTCAGCTACTAGCACACTTAGCTTCATATAGGCTTCCATCCACCCAAAACATCTCAGCACGACAATTTCTAGACCTAAACGTATTAGGTAAGCCTAGAGAGCTTGGTATATGGAGGTTTATCACTAAAGTCAGCCGTAGCAAGGTCATGGGTAAGCAGACCCTACCTGAAAGCCTGCCTTATTGTGCTTTAGTGCCTCTTTATATGGCAGCACAAAAAAAGTTCAACAACATTCCGTACGGGGTTTGGGTGCGCAACGAGGTAAAGCACCTAGTAGATCAACTACTATGGGATGCAGTTAGTTATGACCTGCCTGCAGACGTAGCTCGGGAGCTCCAGCCCCAAAAATTGGTCGAAATTCGGGACCTAGGACTTTCGGTGCCGGGCAAATCACCACGTAATCCAAAAACCTACCACAGTTTGTCTCGCATTGAACAGACAGCCCTAGGGGGTATGCCTCTGTACCTTAAAGCTATGCTCACGCAGATCTGGGTAGCTCACCCAGAAAACCGTCACCAGTACATGATCCTAGACCCTAGGAATTGGGACGCTACACCCGCTCCGCTGGTGAGTTCTTCCGTGTTTGTAGCGGAGCCTAAACAACAGGAAAAAACTTTTTCGTATGACGCCCCTTGGTAAGTTAGAATACACACACGAGATAACGAAGTCCCTAGTAGCTCAGTTCACCTCAGGCGTGCCAACCTGCGAGCTTGCGTCGCAATTTGGCACCACTGAGCGAAGCATCATAGCCAAGCTCAGCTCTATGGGCCTCTACAAAAAGAAGTCCTACGTCGGAAAAACCGGCGAACCTCCAGTTAAAAAAGAGTTTTACGTCCAAAAACTCGCAGAATTGCTAGAAATCGACATAGATCTCGCAGAAAGTCTAGGTAAGGTCAATAAAAGCATATTAAAGCTAATTATTGAGAAATTATCTCCCTGCGAAGCAGGTGTCTAAAATGCAAAAAGCCCACACAGCGTAATACTGTGTGGGCTTTTTGCATTTTATATCGGCTAGAGGCGATATTTTCAAAATATCGGTTAGAAGCGATAATTGGCCTAAGTTTGGGTATTTGCTCAAATTTGAGCAGATGCCTAAATTTGAGCAAGTACCCGCCGGAGGCGGGAGACTGCTCTGACGTAGGGTCGGCTGAGTAAATTCTCACTTGACACAGATAGTTTTGGCACTGTATAATATTGGCGCAGGAACGAAAACAGCCCCTAGGTCTTTCGACGTAGGGGCTGGATAAATCGTACCACCGATTTAATTTCAGTCTGGCTGGTTGGCACTACTGGCTGCTTTTCTATACCTTATTAGGGGAGGATATGCTTCCTACATATTTCGTAACATGTTCACACTCGGTCGCGCATCCGAGATTTCTTTATCTGCACCAAGTGTACCATTCTTGGTCTAAGGAGACGATAAGTCACTATCTCGCAGCTGTCTAGACTAGTAGATCACCAAGCTACTATTTAAAGGTTTTGACTATGAGCACTCTCACCTTAGTGGTGATTGCTTATCAGGGCCTATCTAGGTTGTAGAAATTTCATCTACTTTGGCATCTTAACTTCACCTCTACCGCTCTCGTCCATAAAGGGGTAGGCTAACGTCGTTCTGCTTCCCCCAGCTATGAACGACAGTTCACTAGGAGCCATTATATATCGTGCAATCTGAGCATAGGTTGACCTCAGATAGACGGCTGGTGACACATGTAACCTCCACCAACGAGCACCAGCTCTGTAAGTGGTTAGTTATCCGAATATCAGTAGCCTTTTGGCATTACCACGGACATGCAATACGTGCACCGTTGGTTTCCGGATTTAGGAACCTAAGTTGCGATCTCTTAGATATTACTATTTAGCTTTGGCCGCCATGGCCAGTGGTATAAATTCCTGACCCTAGGTTATAGCAAGTGAGGCAGACTGAAGTTGCTTCAGCGATTTGCTACAGATAGCTAGAGTTTCGACTCACTTAACGCGGAGTCATCATCAGAGTTTGCGTTTGGTACCATATGAGAGAATCGAACTCTCGTTGACGGGATGAAACCCCGGTGTCCTAACCACTAGACGAATACGGCAATACTTCCTGACCCTAGGTTATAGCAAGTGAGGCAGACTGAAGTTGCTTCAGCGATTTGCTACAGATAGCTAGAGTTTCGACTCACTTAACGCGGAGTCATCATCAGAGTTTGCGTTTGGTACCATATGAGAGAATCGAACTCTCGTTGACGGGATGAAACCCCGGTGTCCTAACCACTAGACGAATACGGCAATACTTCACAGCCTTCCCCGGCGAGTCTAACATAGACTTGCGAAAACACTTGACTCGCCGGGGGTCAACAAAATAGACTAATTTACTGGGCGGAGACTCGAGTATTTCAGACTCCATTAAGCTTTTATCCCGGCCTTACGGCGGGGTCTCAAACCACCCATTGAAATCCCCGCCTTAATGTTGTCTGCAGGTCATATGCCTGCACTGGTAAAGTGCGGCAGGGATTTCAATCGGTGTTCTGAAGGGCTGACGCTCGGCTCTAGGTTTACTTTGGTAGTGTAAATACTGCAAAGTCTCTCTAATATTCTCGGCAATTAAGGACGCTTGGATCAACCTGTAACAGCATGATTTATGCTGCCAGCACCACCGCTGTCCACCCACACTTTCATTTATGGCTGCCAGTGTTTCTGGTACTTACGCCGCCAGCATTCCGCCTGGCATACATTCATTATACAGAAGAATTAGCAGCGAGTCAAGACAGAATTTTTAGTCATTCGACGCTGGTGTCTGTTGCTGCTATTCCCCAATCGATATATCTATTATAGATTAAAATACCTCGAGGGTCAAGTCAAAATTTTCTGACCCTCGGGTTGCTCACTCAGCGGCTTGCGCCGCAGTCAGAGCCTTCACCAGCACCATCAGTGCAGTACCGGTAGCCTTCTCCAGGCTGTCCAGCTGTTCCTCGCTCGCGCCGGTCAGCTCCGCCAGCTTAGCCACCATCTCGCTCTTCAGCATGGCACGCTTGCCGGCTTCCTTCGCCTCGCTCTGGTAAACCCCTTCCTTTGCCAGCTTAGCGATAACGCTACGCTCGGTCTTGCCCAGCTTTTCAGCCAGGGCCTTCACGGTAGCCTTGGTCGACACAGCCTTGTAAGCTTCAACCATCTCAGCAACTTGTTCGGCGGTGTAGTTCACGGCCTTGGTCTTTTCAGTCATTTGAATTCCCTTCTAAAGAATTATTATATCGCACTATTAGAAACACAGACAAGATAGAATTTTTGTTCGTCTCGGTTAGCTTGTCTCTCTTCCCAACCGATGAATCTATTGTAACGTAAACCGCCTCGTTGTGCAAGACAATATTTTCTGATGTATGAGTATAGTCACCAAAAATTTGAGTCGCTAATTTAACGCATAAACGAGGTTGCTTCGACAGGTTAACCCATTTGGTTCGCTTGTCCGCCGAAGAATATTCATTTTGTCACTTTTGGATGGCCACGTCAAGTGTGAAAATATTTACTTGACTCAGATAGCTTTGGCACTGTATAATTTTGGCGCAGCGCACGTGCAGAAATTTTAGCTAGTTTTACCACTGGCGCAGCTCGCAAGGAGCTGCGAAAATACGTAAGTCATTGATTCATAAGGACTTTTTGCCGCCACGGCAATTCGCCGCCTCCGCGGCCAATGGTACGATAGTGAGTGCTCACCAACTTGTAAAGCGCCCAGTGAGCGCTCACTTACTTAGACCGCCCCCGTAAGTGCTCACTTACTTAAGTGTAACAGATGTAACAGCGCTTGACGCGGGCAGTTTTTCTGTGGTATAATTTTGGCGCAAATTAGCCGTAATGAGACGCATTCGCATTTAGGGAGTATGTAAAAATTTGTAACAATCCTTGACAGGTGCCCATTTTATATGTTAAAATGGCGCCAATAAGGGTTTACCCTTATTAGTATGTCGTAGATAATAAAAAAACCCGCTACGGCGGGTTTTTATTATTCTCTCCAGTGGCTAACTTCGTAGTTTTGTGCGAGAAACACACAAAGTGCCTGACGCTCGGGATATTCTCTCACAATCCAGTCATAATCCTTTCCGCACGCCAGAAAGAATCCGACAGTATCAAACCAGTATTCAAACCACAGTTTGGGATCCGGTTCGACGCCGAAATGCTTACAAATAGCATTATCAATGTCTGCCAGCTTTTCAGGGTTACTAGAACCCTTTTTGTAAAACTGGACACATACTCCCATGTTTAAATCTCCTGGGGGTTGAGAATCAAAGGGTCGTCAGCCTCAATAACCCGCCATCCAAACGGAATTTCGGGGTCGATAGTATCGACGATGGCTTCGCCGTCTTCGTCGGTCGAAAGGCCAGAATCATGCAAGCCTTGAATTTCCTCGATAGGCAGCCGGGGATTCAGCTGAGTATCGTTGAAACTTGCGATGGCCCGATCGACCGGGTATTCAAAAGGGGAAAGCGTCATTTAAATAGGCTCCAGAAACATCATCGACGCCGCTTCAAAGGCGTTCTGCACGTTATTGGGGTGCGACATGGCACGCATACGTTCTGCATAGTCGGGGTATCGCCGACTCCAGACCCAGATAATATCTGTCATTTCGATTCCTTTTCAAGCTGACGACGCATTTTAGCACGTTCGATGCGCTTTGCACGCCTCAGGGTCGCTTTTCTGACCCTGCCCGGAGCAGCGCAATTGAAGCCGCCCGGCCCGAAAGACGCATAGCGCTTGTATTCCTTGTTAGCCACACTACCTCCTAAGCAGATAAATCCATTGTGCCACAGAAAAAAACAAAAAATATAGGTGCTTTCCCCTATTGACGTGCGCCAATTTTATGTGGTAAAATTGGCGCAAACTTGTAACAAAGTGTAACAAATGTAACAATGCTTGACAAACAAAAACCCCGCAGCGCGCGGGGTTTTATCTATAATATTTTTTATAATATACCCGTCAGGGCGGAGCGCGAATATTATTCAATTAACTCGCCTATTACAGGTAACGGATGAAGGGCATACCGTCTTCGGTTCCGGCCACTCCACCAAATAGATCGACAACCACCCCCTCAGCATCCATATGACGCTGCAAAACCACGTCGCCACCACCATGATACTCACGCATCAGCACGTTGTACTCACCAACCTTGCGACGCAGCTTTTTTTCCGTCTGGGATGCAACCGACGTATACATGCGAGTAACTGCACCATCGGGAATCGTCAGGACGGTAACACCACATTCAGACATTGCCAGAACGGAACCCTTGGGAAGCGCCGCAAGCAGCCGCCTACGTTCACTCTTTTGCACAGCGGACAGCTTGGAATTGGAAGCAGACATTTTCAGAACCTTTCAAAGTAGAAACACAGTATAACCGAAACTAGAAACCTTATCAACTGTAGGGGCTTTGTAGAGTGTACCCGGCTAGAGTCATCCGCTGCTAGGCAGAGTGGGAGCCTATCCCCCACACCCTACAAAGCCCCTCAACCAACAAAGATAGTATCTCACGACGCCAAAATAAAAACATAGGTGAAAACCCCTAGAAGAAAGTTGTTGACACTGGCCAAAACTATATGTTATAATTTTGGCGCAAATTTGTAACAAAATTTTGGCGCGCCTGCGCTTGTATTATAACACGCTGCGCACGAAAAGTCAAGCGGAAAAATGTAAAAGTTTGTAACAGCGCCAGGCCAAAAAATAGCCCTGTACTTGACAGGGCTATTCTCACCTGACCTAGACAGGATTTATTTTAAGACCCCCGGAGCGCCGGGTTTGTCCTAGGATTTTACAATAGGGGTTTCCCCCTATTGCTTACTCGGGGGCCTTTTCGCCTGCCCGATCCTCGCCGTTTTCCAACGGCTTGGAATTTGCCAGAGCTTGAAAAATCTTGACAAGCGCCGTTTTGTTGGCCTTCGTCAGCGATTCGATTTCCGCTTCGGTCATCTTGAGAACCGCACCGATAGCGTCAGCGTGCGTATCCTTTTTCACCGGCTTCTCGCCGGTCTTGCTCACATATTCCTTCGCCTTGTACACACCTTCGCGCGAGAGCTTCGCCACGACCGATTTCACGGTCTTGCCAAACTTTTCGGCAAACAGCGCCACGGTATCGGCATTCGGGGATGCCACGTAAGCGGCCTTGAGTTCCGCGGTTTGTTCGGGGGTGTAGTTCACAGTCTTAGCGGTAGCCATTTTCAGTAGTCCTTTCGAGACACAAGTTAATCAACAGAGAACACAGTATAACCGAACCAGAAACCCTTGTCAACTGTAGGGACTTTGCTTGTTGCGCCCCGTTCTGTCTGTTTCCTGATCCGATAAATCTATTATGCCCGAATCCGGTGGCCCGCGCAAGACTAAATTTTAGGTGCTTTCCCCTATTGACAGCTTTTTGCGGGTATGGTATAATTTTGGCGCCATAGGCCTTACCTATGGCGTCTCACGGGCCAATTGAAAAAATCAATTGGCCCGGGCCCAAAATTATATGATATAATTTTGGCGCAAAATAAGGGTAAACCCTTATTAGTATCCCGCAGATAATAAAAAACCCCTTTCGGGGTTTTTTACGGAATATCTACCTCGGGTATATAGATACGGGGTAAATCGAATTTCTTGGACATTTTGCCCGCCATTTTAATAAACCCCTTGCCGTGAATTTCATCCATATTCTGCTCAGTCTGCCATGCGTGAATCAATTCATGGGCAATAAGGGTTTCCAAATCTCGCTCACCGGGTTTACCTAGATTCCCGAGATAAACATGAATCAGGTGATACTCCAGCCCATGTTCATCATTTACCATATTCCAGTATCTGGCAGTATCTCGACAACCTTTGCTTTTCAGCTTAATAGTATAGGGAAACTCCAGATCCAGATACTCGACAAATTCGTGAATTCGCATGATTACTTAGCCTGAAAATGGTTTTTGACCTGAAAACCGCGCCAGTTATAGGGGGTAATCTTTTCCTTCCAATCCTTCTTTTTCAGAATATGTACCAGGGTCGGCATCTCATACCCGATAATATCTTCGACGCTAGTATGCGGTTCATCCGTATACTCGCCACGAAGAAAAGCAGTAACCGATTCCGCAGTAGTCGAAAAGGTCATGTTACCCTTTTCGGTACGATTATTGAACAGATGATTATCCATGACAAACTGCCGATACTTTTTGGTATTGCAGATGTTGCCAACCGCAGCGCCCCAAAGGCAGAAACGATTGGAAAACCCATTCAAATCAATTCCGGTATTCCGGCATTTAGATTCGTCAAATGCCAGATTATAGGCATACATAGTCGGATCATATTTGCCAATTGCCTTAGCAAGCCAGTTATTGATAGCATTAACAGATGCCAACATACGAATACCAGAATCCAGCATTTGGTTGTAGTTATTCATCCGGCGGGCAATACTATTACGCGCCCAGATACCCGAGGAATTACGATCATAAAACAAATCGTCAACGCCGAAAACATCACGAACCAGAATGCCACATTGGCCGTAGATATTACCGGCCCGATCGTGAATAACCGCGCCAAAATCCACAACCTTATCAGTAATGGTGGTTTCAGTATCAATACCAATGAAAAACTGCTTGCGGGCCATTATATATTCCAGAGTATGTCGGGCAGGAATGCGCGATCAAAGTAGAGTCTACCCTATCCCGCCGACCGCGTCACTAGGACAAACCCCTATTGACAGCTTTTTTCGGGTGTGGTATAATTTTTGGCGCCTACAGCTGTTACAAATGTTACACATTTGTTTGTGTCAATAGGGGTTTACCCTATTGACACGGCCCAAAATTGTATGGTATAATTTTGGCGCAAAAATAAGGGTAAACCCTTATTAGTATCTCAAATACTCGCTAGCAATACTTGTTTCTCGCGGTATAGGCTATCTAGCCTATATTGGATTTCACTACGCTCGTAAATATCGGCCGAGGATTTAGCAGTATTCAGCCGATAAATTTCCAGCTCAATTTTGCCAAGCTGGAAAATCAGTTTATTTACGAGCATACCCATATTCATTCCTCAAAAGGCCAAGAAACCAGAAAATCCCATGCCCATTCCAGCAGGAAATAGGCTCCGAATATTCCCAAAAGAATTAGGAAAATATACAGAACCCCCATTTTAGTGCCCCTGCTTCGACGGAATGTAAACACCCCGAATTTGAAAATGGTCACAAACCGCCTTCAGATACGAAGTATTATCTTCGTAGAAAACCGCATCAGCTTTGCGAAACTGCCGCAGATTGAAAAACTTTTGCAACCCCTTGATTTTCAGCGAACCGCCGGACTGAGTATCGTCCGCAGCGCGGGAAATAAAGTAATCGGGTTCGCCGAGAATATTGCGCACAAACTGCCAGTCGGCAGCGCCCATAACGCGGGCAGTGGCAATAATCACATAGACGGACGGATCGCGCAATTCGTCCATATACTGATCCGCCAGCGGGAGCAAACCATCTTCCATTGCGCGATATTCATTTGCACGCCAATATTCAAGGTCAATTTTCTCGACGCCGTTAATGGTTTGCGTGCGATAGCGATGCGTCGAATCCACAATCGTGCCATCCATGTCGTAAATCGAAACCTTGCGAATCGTTGCCATTATGCGTCCTTTGCTCTACAGTGATGCTATTCTATCGCACTTTTCCGTTTCGTGCCAACTATTTTCTAGGTGAAAACACCTATAGACAGCCGTTTCGGCGTGTGGTATAATTTTGGCGCCTACCTATCGGCAGACGCTGTTACAAACTGTTACACAGTACCGCTTGACACGGCCCATTTTACCACAGTAAAATGGCGCCAATAAGGGTTTACCCTTATTGGTTACTATTACATTTCCGGATCAATATCCGAATGGGTAATATCCGGAATATCAGGGTCGAACAACCCCTGAATAGCACCAAACAAAACACAAGAAAGGGGCAGCGCTGCAGCGCACCACAAAAGAACAGTAACGGCTTCCATCAATGAATTTCCACCCGGTTAATTTCACGAATACCAATGAATTTTTTGCGAATCTCGCGACGGGTTTCAGCAAAAACAATTTGGCTCTGCCCGTTCCAAAACACAATCTCGAAAATTTTCATTTTGCTTTCCTCGCTGCGTGAATCTGATTTTCCATACTGTGATACGTGCTAGGCTCTCGACCTACCGCACGCATCACAGATTTCCATTCTGTGCCGTGAATCTGCCGACATTCTCCATATACGTCAAACGTAACTTGATGGGCCAACTCATGCGGGATTATCTCGCACCGAAATTCGTCTGGATATTGTCCATACAATTCCACGCTTAGATCAATAACCCGCTCGATCCAGAAATTACGCCCGGCCGTTGTCTTAAGCCGTTTATTCATTTTAAACGTCGACATAGGCTTAGTCAAGCGATATATGCCCTTAAACTTCGCCCACCAATAGTCTGCCCAGGGTAGAGCGTCCGCCAGCATCTGTTCAGGTGTCATCATGCGTAGAGTATAACAGAAAATTCTAGCGAAGCAATAGCCCTACAAGTTACAGGTTGTTACAATTCTTTTTTGACCTGGCCCAATTTTATGTGGTAAAATTGGCGCAAAAATAAGGGTTTCCCCTTATTTATTAGAGCGGAAATACGTTTCTACGATAGAACCAATATTTACGTCCCTCCATAATCACTTGTTTTCGCTGGACAGTTTTCATCCACACGATATAAGGGCCAAAAGCTACTGGATACCAAGCAAACCATTTTTGCCACATTTGATTATCTTTCATGCTGTTTAGTCCGGAATGCTCATGTAATCCGTGATTCTATCCCTGGGAATTACTCGGCAATTCTCGCTGGTAATCCATTGATACCCATCAACGCCATTATTGAATAACCCCGCTATCACAACACGAGTATAATCCAATTTCAGCAAGAAATCTTTTTCCTTGCTGAAAAAATCGTTTACCTTAGAATCATCGTACGGAAACCACATATTAACTCCTAGGCAAATAACCAAAAATCGCAAGTACTTCCAGCAGCGCGGAATTTATCAGTTTCTGAATCTGATATTCTTTCATCGCGTGGAGTGCGGAATTTTGCCGTCTTTTTCAGCGACCCAGAGGGTAACAAACGGAATCAAATTGATGCAATACCGTTTGCAAAATGGTGAATAATGCACACCGATCCAGAAAGCTCCCGGCTGGAAAAGAATACCGAATTTCATTTCAGGTTCCTGTACACAATACTGAGCGGCACGAATGCCAGAATGACGACAAACAAAAAGCTAAAATGCAGCATTGTAAAGCCCCAAAAGGTTAGCGGCAAAGAATGTGCCGTTCAAAACTACTAGGGAGGCCTCCCGACGGACAGCCCCGACATACAGCCATGATACGCTGCCAACGAGAAAAAAGCAATAGCCAAGCAAAAACATTTGTGAAGCAACGATGAAAGATCCAGCAATGCTAGTTGCAGTACCTATCCAGGAGATGATTTTGACCATGCATGCATTCTAGCACGGAAATTCGCTGGTGTATAATACCCCTACAAGTTACAGGTTGTTACAGTTCTTTTTTGACCCGCCCCAAAATTGTATGGTATAATTTTGGCGCAAAAAGCCCCTACAGCTTGTAGGGGCTTTGCTCACTTGGAGCGGCTGCCTCGCTTGGCCTTCAGATCGCGCGACTCCTGCGCGCGGGCGGCCTTGTTGGCAGCCTGACGACGCTTCTGCGCCTGGACAGCCACAGCATCAGGGCCAGCCACCGGAGCCAGACCGAGGGAAGCGCGGATTTCGTTTGCACGGGTCAGGTTCATTTTACAGTCCAATCGTTGAAGTGAGATCACAGTTTAGCGGCTTTGCAGTCCTGCCGCTATTAGGACAAACCCTTACTGTTCCATCCTGGAAACAGTATTAGCCACCAGCCCACACCAAATAAACAGTGTGCTAGCCAGCCACAGTGGAAACAGCGACGGCATCACAGCCTGCACCAGCTGGTACCCAACAATCGAGGACAGAATCAGGCCGACAAGGCTTAGGAAACCAGCAAAAATCTTCATCAAAAACTCCAAAAGTGAGATCACAGTTTAGCGGCTTTTGTGTGCTGCCGCTATTAGTACAAACCCTTAGCCGCCAATGTATTTCAGCAGCGCACGCACCACCAGGGACAGCAGGTAGATGCCTGCGCCAGCAAAGGCCAGCCAAACGATCACAAAGATCAGTTCAAACAGGGTAAAGCCACGTTGAAAGCGGTTCATAGAAACTCCAAAAGTGAGATCACAGTTTAGCGGCTTTGCAGTCCTGCCGCTATTAGGACAAACCCTTACAGCTCGCCGCCCATAAGCCACATGGACGCAAAACCGCCAGTGTCCTGCCAGTAGAAGTTGTCAGCGAATGACGAATTGACAGCCGCGTAGGCAAAGCGGGAATTCATTTGCTTGTACATGTTGGGATTCGTGTCCATTTGTAACTCCTAAGGCTATTGGGACAAACCCTTAGACAGGGTTAGCGCACAGTTGCGACTGACAAACGCGGATGATGCGATCCCCAATGATCTGCACGCGAGCACCTACCACGCCGAACAGTTCGACGATTTCCACAAAGTGAACTTCCGTGCGGCCGCTAGAGTACACGCGAACCCAGCAACGCAGACCGACGGCGGGAGTGAACTTGGAGGAGGTCATTTTTGGCAGTCCGTTTCTTGATCCGATGAATCTATTATGATGCCTGCTAGGTACAGAGTCAACAACTATTTGCTAGTGGTAAACTCCTATAGACAGTGCATACGCGGTGTGGTATAATTTTGGCGCAAATCGTAACAACGTGCTTACACATTGTTACACTTCTCCGCGTGACGCGGGGCGATTATATATGGTATAATCGGCGCAAATAACCCTACAACCTGTAGGGTTATTGTTTACAGCTTGATGTGAATATGCGCGCGCGGCTCGTGCAGGGTAACGCTGCTGCTACTTTCCCGCAACATGGCCAGATCACGGATACTGGTGTAGCACCCATGCCCAACCACACGGAAATCTTTACCCGCCTCCCAGTCTTTTAGCATAGCCTCGCGGGTAGTGTATACGCGACCGTATGCAGGAATCAGCACCATCGGGCTAGAAACTTGACGCAGCCCGTTCATTACTTCATCCCCAGATAGGAGGCACGCAGACACGTTATCGCATCATCTGCTGCAAGGTTGAGGGCTCGGAAGGCACGCTCGACGTTTTCGCTCTTAACCAAAGCGTTAGCGTATTCGAGCGCAGCATCGGCCAACACGCGACGCACGTAGAGAGGGATTTCGGGGTTTTCGAGAGCTTTAGGCATCTCATATCTCCTATAAAGTGAACGTAGTATAACATAAAAAATTCTAGTGAAGTAATACCCCTACAAGTTACAGGTTGTTACAGTTCTTTTTTGACCCGCCCCAAAATTATATGGTATAATTTTGGCGCAAAATTGTAACAGCGAGCAACTTGCTGTTACAATTAATTACTTGACAGTTTCGACCAGCACGATCTCGGTATGTTGCGGTTGCATGAATTCAGTGAATAGCTCCTTGGCTATTTGCTTGTTTGCGGCACGGAACTGCACCTCGACATGAAAGTCGCTGATCATGAAGCGGTAGGCGATGCGAAAGAGTTTCATTCAGTTAATCTCCAGCTTGTTAGCAGCAGCGTAGTAGATAGCGGCAACTTCGTACATGCCCTTTGATTCCCCCAACGCTCAGCTTCGCAGATCAGGGTCAGGTAGCGGGCTTGGTTCGGGTTGCTCATCTCTATCTCCTATACAATGAACGTAGTATAGCAGCAAAATTCTAGGAATGCAACAACCTTACAAGTTACAGGTTGTTACGTCCTGCACGTTGACACGGGCCTAAATTATGTGGTATAATTTAGGCGCCAATAGGGGCTAACCCCTATTGCTCTACTTAGATATAGAGTGTACCGGTAACACGACGCAGGGCAGCAACAGCCTCCTGCCCCTTGTAACATAGGCCGTAGTGAGTAACGTCCCCGTACCCGCTGAAGTAATCAATCGTGTCTTTTGCCTCCTTCAAGCCCATGCCGGTAGCGGCACGCACAGCCTTGATAGCTGACACCTTGTGTGCGCTCCGCAGAAAGGCAACCGTCTCATACGCCCATGCCGGGGTCGCCTCTACAGTCACAGGGACAGGGACATGAACACCCAGGCCGCGAGCAATAGCTTCCGGCTCCTTGTCCAGAACCTTTTCCAGAAGAGCCCTCATCTCATAGGAGTCGAGGGACAGCATAAGTTGCTTGATGATCGAGAGCAGAACGGTATCGCGGTTCATTTGGGAGTCCTTTTTGATTGCGTGAACGTAGTATAACACGAAAATTAACCTACAACAATAACCTTATAAGTTACAGGTTGTTACATCTTTTAGCTTGCCGTGGGCCATGAGACTGTGGTATACTGGGGGGGATACTTGACTAACATGTCCACCCATGCCTATACACCCACCACCAAGGCCTATTTAGAAAATTTTAGAAAACAATTACGGTGCCAAGCCATTATTTTAACAAAATAACCTAGATTATTCAAGTAAGCTTTAAACCCTAGAAAAATACACTTGCACGTGATTACCCTAGGTGGTATAATTGTACCAATCGCACTTATTTTACACCATGGCTAATCTACCAACACACACCCCCGCCGAAGTTCTAGCAATTAGCCCAGAGTACCTGGAAATTGCTAATAGTTATCTTCAGCTCCAGGATATACGAGCGACCTCGGAAGAATTAGACCTTCCTCCCGAAATTGTCACAGAAACTCTAAATCGCAGAGAAGTGAAAGCTTACATAGATCACGTATTCTTCAATATGGGGTTTAATAATAGGTTCAAAATGCGAAGAGCTATGGATGCTATTATTCAGAAGAAATTTCAGGAACTGGAAGAATCAGAAACTGGATCGGCTAAGGATATTGCTGAATTGCTGGCCCTAAGCCACAAGATGACCATGGATGAGATGTCTAAACAAATAGATCTAGAGAAAGCACGTTCAGCTAATATTAAAAACCAGCTAAATGTGCAGGTTAACAATGGCGGATCCAAGTATGATAACCTTATTCGTCAGCTTACTTCAGGGATAATTAACAATGAATAAGAATTACCTTTTACTGATACCTATGGTTATAGCTTTAGGCTTATCGCATTTATTCCCTTTGTACGATATTATAAAAGCCTCTATAATATACGTTGGTTTAACGGCTCTCTATCTATATGCTGGAAATTAGCAGACCAGGAATCTCTAGTACTGAAATTACTGAGTTTCCAATGGCGGATAGGTTTATCAAATTACCTATCACACCGTATTTAAAGTTATTACCAGCGCGCGATCCTGTAACAGACGAGCCTTCCACTGCGTGGGATCAGATCAATGACCCCCAGATTGCGCTTATTAATGCAATCAACGATCCTAGGATTAGATTTGTTTGTGCTGCACTAGCGCGCCGATTGGGTAAAACTTATATTTCTAATATTATTGGGCAGTTAGTAGCTCTAGTACCTTCCTGTAACGTACTGATTATGTCTCCTAACTTCAGTCTATCTTCCATCTCGTTCGAAATACAGCGTCATTTGATTGCTTCTTTTGATTTAGAGGTTGCTAGAGATAACTTAAAAGATAAGGTAATTGAGCTATCTAACGGCTCTTCAGTACGAATGGGATCTTTATCCACAGTAGACTCTTCAGTTGGACGTTCGTATAATTTGATTATCTTCGACGAAGCTGCTCTAGGTGCTGATGGCGAAGCAGCTTTCAACGTATCTCTACGACCCACGCTAGATCGTAAGAATTCTAAAGCTATATTTATCTCTACTCCCCGCGGTAAGAATAACTGGTTCAGTACATTCTTCCAGCGTGGGTATTCTGATAAGTATCCTGAGTGGGTATCTATTAAAGCTGACTATCGTGAGAACCATAGAATGCTTGAGTCTGACGCTGCTGAAGCTCGTAACTCTATGTCAAAGAACGAATTTGAACAAGAGTACATGGCGTCATTTAACTCATTCGAGGGTCAGATTTATAGCGTTGTAGACTCTAATGTTTGCGAGTACTTACCAGTTGATGGCACTGAAGTAATAGCTGGCCTAGACCCTGGGTATCGCGACCCTACGGCTTTCGTAGTAATAGTGTATAGCCCACTAGACGACGTATTTCATATCGTGGACGAGTATTTAGAAGCCGAGCGTAATACACCAGAGCACGCTGCTTCTATTGCTGAGTTTGTAGACAAATGGAAAATAGACTCCATATTTATAGACTCAGCAGCGCCACAATTTGCGTCCGATTTAGCACACATTTATAACATTTCCACTATCAAAGCTAAGAAAGACGTATTGCCAGGTATTGCATATGTGCAGTCTTTAATAGATAATAATCGACTAAAGATTTCTCCTCATTGCGTACATACTCTAGCTGCTCTTGATCAGTATCAATGGGATACTAAAGCTACGCTGACAAAGGAAAAGCCTTTGCATACGCACAGTCACATACCCGACGCTATAAGGTACGCAGTATATACGTATACTTTATGATTAAAAAGCCCGCAGTAAAACGCGGGCTTTTTTACGTCCGCAAAAAAGAGCTTGACATTGTTTATGCATGCTGCTATAATTTAACTACTGAAACTTTGGTTACAAAAATGGCTAAGAATACTGGAAATAACAGAATTCCTGTTAAGTGGGTACGTGATAGAGCGAAAGCTGCGTATGATAAGAAAGATACTTGCCATATTTGCGGAACTACTGAAGATTTAGAGTTACATCATACTCACTCAATAACAATACTGTTAGAGAACTGGGCTAGACTTAATGGCTACGATATATCTACTGACGAAGGTATTCTGGCTGTACGAGACGAGTTTATTGAGAGTCACCATAAAGAGATTTACGAAGACGTATTTACACTATGCAATAAGCACCACGTGATGCTTCATGGTGTTTACGGCAAGAAGCCTCCTCTAGGTACTGCAGATAAACAATCGCGTTGGATACAGAAACAGATCGATAAACAGTCGGGAGTAGTATCAGACAAGCCTAAGATACTAGGTTCGTTCTTTAGCGACTTCACGTAAGGAACAAAATGGCTAATACTATTATGGGCTGGATCAAAGAAAAGATGAATCCAGCTCAGCCTCACATATACTCTGATGAGGGCACCCAGGTAGGGACTACACAACCTACCTCTTATCTAACTGCTTTTAGTACAGTTGAGGTTGTAAACCGCGGAATAAACATGATAGTCTCTGCGTGTGCCTCTCTAGACTACGATATTAAGGATAAGCACTCGGAAGGTACTATTCCAGCTATGCGAGTAAAGACTCTTAATAGCTTGTTAAACTATCGTCCTAATCCTTACCAATCAGTACAAGCATTTAGAACTGCACTATTTACTGATTTCCTGCTGGAAGGTAATGCATTCATTTACTATGACGGAGCGTTCCTATACCACTTGCCTGCTAGCGACGTAGAAATACTACCTGATCCTAAGACGTTTATTGCTGGCTACCGCTACGCGGGTCAGACTGAATTTAGGGCAGATGAGGTATTTTACTTCCGAGACGCCAGTTCTACTAGCATCTACAGAGGTACTAGTAGATTGTCCGCTGCTACTAAGTCACTAACCATCCTTACAAAGATGACTGACTTTCAGCAAACTTTCTTCGATAACGGCGCTATTCCAGGATTTGCACTAGCTACTGATAATACACTTAGCGCTCAAGCTAAGGAACGTACAATCAATAACTGGGTTGCCAAGTACAATGTAAAGAATTCTGCACGCAGACCTATTATTATTGATAGTGGACTTAAGCCCGTTCAGCTATTTACTTCCAACTTTAAAGATCTGGATTTTGACACCAGCATTAAAACTCATAATGTTAAAGTCCTAGAAACACTTGGCGTACCCCCAGTTTTACTGGATGGAGGAAACCAAGCCAATATTTCTCCAAACCTGCGCCTATTTTACTTGGAGACCGTACTGCCTATAGTACGTAAATTTGTTTCTTGTATAGAACAAATGTACGGCTATGACATAGAGGCCATAACCACAAATATCTCAGCACTGCAGCCAGAACTTAAAGATATCGCAGCATATCATACAACCCTAGTTAACGGTGGTATATTAACAGTTAACGAGGCACGTACAGAACTGAGATATGAAAAAGATAAGGATGCAGAGAGTGACACGCTTAGAATACCTGCTAATATTGCTGGATCAGCTGTGGATCCTTCTAAAGGCGGCCGTCCCGTCACAAAACCAAAAGAATAGGTAGAAAAAATACACCTTGACTACCTGTTGCTACAATGCTATAATTGGAACAACATAAAAATGCTATCAAAGGAAAATTATGGACTATAAGAATAAGATAATCCATCTAGATAGCCAGTTTACAAAAGAACTACCTACAGCTGACGAGCCTATTGACAGTATTTATATTACTGGATATGCTAGTTCAAATGAACCAGATAGAGATGGGGACGTGGTTCCTAGCTCTGTCTGGGAAAAAGGTCTTCAGAATTATCTAAAAAATCCTATAATTCTTGCATATCATGACCACGACGATCCAGTCGGTAGAATGGTAGAGCATAAAATAGACTCTAAGGGATTATGGATAAAGGCCAGAATTTCTGCCGCTTCAGAAGTATTTAACCTGGTTAAAGACGGTGTATTAACAGCCCTTAGTATAGGGTTTAGAGTAAAGGACGCAGAATATAATTCTGTTACTGAACTATTTGTAATTAAAGAGTTAGAGCTATTAGAGATTTCGATAGTAGCAGTTCCGTGTAATCAAGATACACTTTTTGTTTTATCTAAGTCGTTTGAAACCGACGAAGAATATAAGTTATTTAAACAGCAATTTACGAAAGAGGACAGCTCAGCTAAAGGGCTAGAACATCCCGCTTCGGTAAAGAGCAAAAATCATAAGGAAATTGGAATGGATCCAAAAGAATTACAAGCTATGCTTGATGCCGCAGCTAAAAATGCTGCCGAAACTGCTACTAAGAGCATATTAGACGCCCAAAAGGCTGAAGTTGCTGCTCGTGAAAAAGCAGCTGAAGAAGAAGCTATTATGCAAAAGCGTATCGCTGAAGCTGTAGCTAAAGTTACTCCTTCGACAACTGGTAGCGAAAAGCTATTGGCCGAGATCGAGAAGCGTTTCTCCGACGAAGCCGAAAAGACAAAGAACGTTCTAGACGGTCTACACGCTACCATCGCTGAAAAGGCTGCTGAAGTTGCAGCACTACAGCGTAGCAAGATGACCTTTGCCGAAGGCAGCCAGAAAGATGCAGTATCCTATGCTGATAAGGAAAAGGCCGTTTTCCTAGCTAAGATTATGGGTAAGTCTATCGAAAATACTAATTTCGGTAAGAGCGTAATTACTAAGGCTCTGGGTGCCGGTGCTGCTACTAGTGCTCACCTACCTTCGCAGACCTGGGAACACGAAGTTTCTATGACTATGGAAGCTGAAATCCGTCGTCGTCTAGTGTCTGGCGATCTAGGAATTCGCTCGGTACCTATGCAGACTAACGTGATGAGCTTCCCAGTTAACCCTGAAGCTGGTCTAGGAACATGGGTTACTAACGCTCAGTTCGGTACCGATAACTCCTCTGGTGCTGCCGCTACTCACGCTCTGAAAGAAGTGACTCTAAATACCTACAAGCTAGCTACTAAAGAGTACATGAACTTTGAAGAAGAAGAAGATTCACTAATCGTTATTCTTCCTATCGTGCGCGACGCTATGGTTCGTCGTACAGCTCGTTCAGTTGATCGTGCTATCTTCTTAGGTACAGCGAACGGAACTACCGATCCTATCAAGGGTTTAGCTAAGTACGACGAAGTTTCGGCCGTTACTGCTCAGGTTGCTAACGCGTTCACCACTGCTCATCTACGTGCTCTACGTAAAGACTTAGGTGCATGGGGTCTTGATCCTTCGGAAGTTGTTTACGTTGTTAACACCGAAGCATATTACGATCTAATGGAAGACGCACTATTCCAGACAATGGATAAAGTGGGCGATAAGGCTACTATCCTAACTGGTCAGGTTGGTATGGTAGGTGGATCTCCTGTTGTAGTTAGCGCTGAACTACCTGCTAAGACTTCGGGTGCAAACACTGCTCCTGGTATCGTTACCAACGTTGGCGCGATCGCTATTAACGCAAGTAACTTCTTGCTTGGTACTCAACGTGGTCTACGTTTCGACACTGATGATATCGTTGCCGAACAGCGTAAGGTTCTAGTAGCAAGTCTACGTATGGGTATGACTCAGATCAGTACTGTAAACGGCTTAGGTGTTTCTACCTTCCGTTGGTTAGTATAATATCTTAAGACAAGGGCTTCGGCCCTTGTCTTTTATAAACTGTCCAGATATGACAGTTTATAAAAGACACTAAAGGATAATAAAAATGGATCTAGTTACTCTAGCAGAATATAAGGCATACGCTGGTATATCTAGTAGTACTCAAGATGCCGCAATTAACAACGTAATTCCTAAAGTTTCTGCACTAGTAAAGAATCTATGTCGTAGAACTTTTGTGGATTATGTTTCAGACGCTAAAATTGAAGTTACTAGCGGTAATGGAAGCTCTAAGATATATCTAAAAGAATATCCTGTAATTAATTTATCCTCCGTTGAGATTAGTTACGATTACGGTCAGACCTACACAGAATTAGAACTGTATAACCAATATGTATTTGACCAGGAAGACGACGCTTTATATTGTACAGCTTCGGAAACGTTCCCTAAGTACATAAACGGATACAAGATAACTTATACAGGCGGCTACGAAATACTACCTGAAGATTTAAAAGTAGCAGTATTAGACTTAGTTGGATACTATCTAAAGAACGACATGGCTATTCATAGCCCTAAGGCTCCAGGTACAAATTCAGTACAGATAGAGTACGTAACCAGCACTAATTTACCTGCACATATTAAGCGCGTGCTTGATCTATATCGAGGGAGTTATGATTAAATGTCTGTTGATGCATTTAGCGCTGTAATTAAGAGCAAAGTCTATACAGACTGGCTAGAAAAACTGGACGCTAATATAGTTAATAGCACAGTAGATGCTCTACGTGCCAGTCAGCAGAGTGCTAGCAAGACGTCTTTTATATTATCTGAGAAAAACGTACAAGATATATTTAAAACTATTACGGGTAAGTCACTACCTAGTTTTGAAGCTAAATTATTTATTGACAAAATAGCCGCAGGAGATAAGACTCCAAACTCTATTATTAAGATAAACGGTAAAGATAGAGCAGTAAAGTTTGACTCTATTGGCTTTGATACTATTTCTACAAAAGTTAGAGATTTAATAGATGAGTACGACGATGTACAAGAAGCCTACTTTGAAGCTAGAGATAAATTTGAGTTAGAAAACAAAGCCTCCTTAGCGGCAGATAAATCAATATCAGCGGCAGAACGTAAAAAGCGTTTTAACGCTATAGAAAAGGCAGCTAAAGAAATAGGTTTTGGTAAGTATTTTAACAAAGGTCACGTAGTTAGTATTGCTACTAACTTATCTAAAGAATTTAGAGATAAAGTTGCTTCTGCTACCGAGTTAGCAGAAGGTCAGCGAAAGCTTCTGGTAGAAGTCCTAGATAAATATATTGCTAAATTACAGGCGGACGACTTAGCTTCGGCTAACCTACCGGACGCTGTAAATCAGGAACTATACGCAAGCTACATTAAAAGCTCTGACAAATATTTAGTAGAAATACAAGGCCAGGCCTTGAACCAAGAATCTGGTAGAAAGTCAATATTAGCCGTTACGGAATTGCGCTCTATATTTTCTGTCAATAATAAAGATCTGGAAGCGGTTATAGCTAAGTCTCCAGCTTTAGGTGAATCTCTATTAAATACCAAAGGATCTCCTTCTTTCATAGATTTACTAGCACAAAAACTAGCTAATATTGTAGAAGGTACTCCCGTAAGTAAAAAAGTTTATAGAGTACCTAAAACAAAAATAGCTGCTAGAACTATTAAAGTTGATAAGCCAGCTAATAATAAGACTTTAATATCTAAGTTAAAAGGTATTAAAGCTAAATTAAAAACAACTAGTTCAGCGAGTCCAGTTGTACAAGCTATAAACTCTATCAGTACAACCAGTTTAATTAGCCTACCAAGCTTACTTGTACTACTACAAGCTAATATAGTTCAGCAAGTTAAACAGAACATGGGCGACGGAAGCTCCTCAAACGTACTTAATCTACAATCAGGTAGATTTGCTGAGTCCGTGAGAGTAGAGCGCCTAAGCGAATCCAGAGCTGGAATGGTTACAGCGTTTTATAGTTATATGCGCAATCCTTATGCTACGTTCTCTCAAGGAGGGCGTCAAGAATTTCCCAAAACAAGAGACCCTAAGTTGTTAATTTCTAGAAGTGTACGAGATATAGCCGCTGAGCAGGTAGGTAATAGACTAAGGGCAGTACTAGTATGAGTAAAAGAACAAGTATTGTAAAAGCAATAACTGAACAGTTAAAGGTGATTGATGGAAACTCTACATATACTTCTAATCTGTATGGTAATGTATTCGCAAAGTTAAAATTCTGGGACGAAGTCAATGATTTTCCCTGCGTATATGTAGTTGCAGGGTCTGAATCGAGAGACTATATGCCTTCCAACTTCTCCTGGGGCTTCCTTAGTGTATCTATAAAAGTGTACACTAAGGGAGAGAACCCTCAAGACGAGCTAGAATTATTACTAGAGGATGTAGAAAAAGTATTAGACAGTACTCTGGGTGTTATAACCTACGACTCTACTAATAACCATACTACTTCCGAAATTTCTATAACCTCTATTACTACGGATGAAGGACTACTTGCTCCGTACGGCGTAGGAGAGATAAATCTCCTTGTACGCTACCAAATAATGAAATGAGTTATCGTACCTCTTAGTACGAAAATATATACACATGTACCAATCACAGATAATTATCTAGTTAGCGTACTAACGTATATACAATAAATAAGGAAGACATTATGTCATTTAACTTAGTACGTAATAGTAGACTATTCTTCACTACAAACGTAAACGCCAGTACTGGTGTTATTGAACGTTCCGGTGCCACAGTTACCAGCGCTAATACCACTGAAATTCAGGTATTAGACGGATTTAGCTTTACACAGTCAACTCAGCAAACTACCATTCAGATTGCTGAAGCAGGTAGCGCCCCTGTTCGTGGACAGAGAGCATTCAACGTTACTCTAGATCCGGTAGATATTACTTTCTCTACATATATTCGCCCTCACAAACCCTCTACCTCCGTTAATGCAGAAGAAAGCGTTCTATGGAACGCAATATTCTCCGATGTAGCTATGGGCACTTCGGTAGCTCTAGGTGGTACAGTAACCCTGGCAACTACTTATAGCGCTGGTACTGGCGAACTTACTATTGCTGGAACTGCGATGACCTTTGCTGGTGTTGTGGTAGGTGAAGTATACAACATGAGCGGCTTTACAGGCGCCTCTGGCCCCGACTATAACGCCCCAGCAAGGGTTAAAACTCTAACCGCTACCAGCATCGTATTAACTTACCTAGATGCTCCTACAAGCGCAGCCCCTAGTGCAACTACTGCTGTTAAGTTTAACACTTCAGCATGGACAGATAATATCGCCCAAGCAGGTAACGCTGCGTTCGGTCAAGTAACTTCAGCTCTATCTAATAAGAACCAGCTACAAAAGTTTGGTATGATTTTCTTAGTAGATAACGCAGTATACGCCATCGACAACTGCGTTGTAGATCAGGCGTCAATCGACTTCTCACTAGACGGTATTGCAACGATTGCTTGGACTATCAAGGGCACTAAGCTTAACTATATTGATACTGCTACTATCTCTACAGCTAACCCTGCCGTATTCGGTGGAACCGGTTTAGCTACAGGTACTGCTAAAGCCAAGGAAACTACTGCTAACTATATTACTAATAAGCTGTCCACAATGCAGCTAAAGGGTAACATTGGTGGAAGTGGTGGTACTACTTACACAGTAGCGTTGACAGGTGGTAATATTACTATCGCCAACAACGTTAACTATATTACTCCTAGTAACCTTGGAGTTGTTAACGAGCCTATTGGTTACTTTACTGGTTCGCGTTCTATCAGTGGTAACGTTACTGCGTATTTAAGAGTAGGTACAAACCTATCAGCGCAGCTACTAAAGGACATTCTGACCCTAAACGCTTCGGAAACTAAGTTTTACACTCAGATTGAAATCGGCGGCTTAGCTAACCTTACTAAGGTAGAAGTGTTAATGCCAGGTTGCTTACTACAAGTACCTACAGTAGAAACTGCTGACGTTATTTCCACTACTATTAATTTTACCGCGCAGGGACACAGCAACATTGCAGGAGCTACAGCTATTTACGATATTGCAGCTGCTAACGATCTACGTATTCGTTACTTCTCTGCCTGATTAGTTTTACAGGGGTGGCTTGATCACCACCCTTCTTTTTCCATACCATTACAAAAGGATAAAATCCAATATGTCACAATTATCACTGAAGACCCTGTTAGTTCCAAGCAAGAGCGTGGAAGTTGACTACCCAGGTATGCCGGGCTTCACATTGAATCTATCGTTCCTATCTCGCGAAACGTTAATTAACATTCGCAAGAAATCTACCAAGCAGGTATTCAAGAATCGTCAGCAAATTGAAGAATTAGATGACAAGTTATTCTTACAGCTATACGTAGCTGCAGCTATTAAGGGCTGGAAGGGCCTTAAGCTGTCTTATCTAGAGCAGCTAGCTCCGGTAGATCTAGGTACTAATGATAAAGAATCTGAATTAGACTTCACCGACGAAAACGCATTGTTCCTAATGCAATCGTCTTCTAATTTCGACGCATTTGTTTCTGAAATTGTGACAGAACTGGGAAACTTTTCGAAGCGCAGCGAAACCAAGTAACTGCTGACTTAACTTCTTATTTTGAAAATAGCAAGCTTGGTATGACCCGTGAGGGTTATATACAAGCCTGCGAAGCTCTAGGAGAAGCTATTAGAGAAGAGGACATGCCTATAGAGTACTCCGATCTACATCCTAGCGTCCAGCATATTTTATATCTTTATGATAAACTAAAAGATGATTGGGACTACTTTAATGGTAGGTATCTAGGTAAGAATTTTAACGGTATAGTGGATATATTTAATATTCTAGAAGTACCGGAGGAGGATCGACGTTTTACTTTCGATATGGTAAGTGTAATCGATGCTATACGTAAAAAGATGTTTAGCGAGAGTAAGAAGCCAGAAACTAAAAACCCCGTAAGATAAAACTTACGGGGTTTTTTTATGCTCTAAAATTTTACTTATTGACACCGCGTTGGTATAGTGATATAATTGGAGCATGCTAAAGTGGTGACGAATTTTTTCGGCACATTGAATAAAGAGAGATTATGGCAACAGCAAATGTAAATATTAATCTTACCGATAACGGCTCTATTGGTAGGACTACTGATGAAGCCAAAGCGTTAACAGCCGAATTAAGAAGGGCTGCAGCATCCGCTAGTTCTGTGTCTCCTGCTGTACAGGCAGCTAGGCGCGGCGTAGCTGCGTCTGCGCGTGGCAGAGAAGACGGTGAAGCGTCTGGTCTTACTCGCAGTATTGGTCCAGGTACTGGTGCTGCTGGTCGAGATTTTGCTAAGCAATCTCAGGGACTTGGCGGCCTTGTACAGGTTTACGCTACGTTTGCTGCAAACTTATTTGCGGCTACAGCTGCTTTCAGCGCCTTGTCAAAAGCGGCAGACGTATCTAACCTAGTAAAAGGCTTAGATCAGTTAGGTGCCGCATCTGGTAAAAATCTAGGTTCTCTAGCCAAAGACTTAGTAAAAGTTACTGACGGTGCTATTTCGTTAGAAGATGCTCTTAGATCGACCGCTAATGCTAGCGCCGGAGGATTGAGTGCAACTAATATATTACGTTTAGGTAAAGTTGCTAAGACTGCTTCCCAGGCGTTAGGTGTATCTATGCCTGATGCGGTTAACCGTCTTACCCGAGGTATTACAAAGCTAGAACCCGAACTATTAGATGAAATCGGTATTATGGTACGTCTAGACGATGCAACCCGTAAGTACGCATCTAGCATTGGTAAGACTTCTACTAGCTTAACAGATTTTGAGCGTAGACAAGCATTCGCGAATGCTGTACTAGCACAAGGTGAAGCTAAATTCGGAGCTATTGATTTAGCGGCTAACCCCTACTCAAAACTTCTAGCTACAGTACAGAACTTAAGTATTGCTTTCGGGCAGTTATTAAATACTGCTTTATCTCCAGTTCTTAGTATATTGAATGCTAGTCCTGCCGCTTTAAGTGTGGCTTTAGCGGGTATAGCCAGTATTTTATTAAAGCAAGCTATTCCTGCATTAACAGACTGGAGAGCTAGGCTAGATAAAGCTGCCGAATCTCAGCGTAAGTTTGTTATTGAAAGTGCTAATGCTAGAAAGCAGGCTGCAAGACTTCGTGAAATAGATAAAGAAGATAAAATAATAGCCCCTCTAATTACTAAATTAGAGCAAGCTAAGGCTTCCGCACAGGCAGCTATAAATAAGTTAGATCTTAAGAAAGCCTTAAAAGGAACGGTAGAAATATTACCTACCTCTGGAGCTTTAGCATCCCAAGAAGAGATTGATAAGCTAGATAAGCAGGCTCAGCGTATAGATAATATTCTATCGCGTAGTAATTTAACAGATAAAACTAAACAAGCTAGACTTGACGAAGTTGCAGGTATACGAGCTATTATAGCTGCAAAAAAAGAACAATTAGTTTCGGAAACACAGTTAGACAAATTAATTGAAGATAGGCCTGCAAAGTTAAAGGAGTATTTTTCAGTAACCGCTCAGCAAGAGCGTATTGCTAATAAAGCCTCACAAAAATCCCAAAGATTAGATATATTAAATAATATAACTGATAAGGCCCCTATTCTAGGAGTGGCCGGAGCGCTTAGAGAATTAAATGCTAACGTTAGAGACGCACAAAACGGTATAGATATAACAGGTAAAAAGTTTGAAGACGGTCGTAAGAATATGACCAATTTTAATGCTGTTCTTACTAAATCGGCAGGAGCGTTTAGAATTGTTGGTCAAGCGGCAGGTACTCTTATAAGCTCACTTGGTAGTATGTTTATGTACGCGGGTATTGTTGCAGCAGCTTTTCAGATTCTTGACTCTGTATTTTCTCAGTCAGCTAAGCAATTAGAAGACTACTCAAACTCTTTAGAAACCTTAAATAGTGCTTCTACTACAGTACAGAGTTCTTTACAAGCTATTGCTAAAAAGAGTGCTGCAGACAAAATTAGTACCGAAAGCAGCCAAGCTCTAGCTACTTCATTGCTAGGTGTTTCGGATGCTGTGGAAAGTGTTATCTCTGGTTTACAGAAGCTAGTTGATAGCCAAAGAACCTACGATAGATTCAAGGATAAGTTCCTTGATATATTTGGTTTTTCTGCAACCGATGATTTAGGTAATAGTCTAGCAACTTCTATCTTAGCTTCTTTAGATGCTATTGAAGACCCTAAAATTAAGGCAAAAGCAGAAAGAAAGATTTCCAAATTATTTAAGGGTATAGATATAGGAGATAAAGAAGCAGTAGCAGAATTTATTGACGATCTAGATCTAAAAGACGCCCTGGCTACTTCTAAAGAAGTAGGTTCGGTGTTTAAGCTTATTAGTGGGGAAGTTAACACTTCCGCCGCGGCACTGACTTCATTTAAGAGCGGCTTAGACCAGCTATCTACAGAGATGTCATCTTCAATGGCCAAATTGTTACCTAAGGACGAAATGTCTAAAATTGGTACCTTAGCCGTTAATGCAGGCAAAAGCTTTAACGAAGCCTTAAAAGATCCACAAAAAGGCCTTGTTGGAATAAGCGTACTTCTTAAGGATATTAACTCGCTTAGTATCCTACCTACTGATTCGGTTACATTACTACTAAATAGTAAAAATAATATAGACGCCCTACTTAAATCTCTTGGTGAATTAAGAGATAAAATTAGAGAGACTGAAAAGTTAAGCCGTACGGGAAGTACCACTAAAGTACGCAGTACTGCCTCAGCGGAACTTGATAGACTACAAAGAGACGAAGCAAGACTATTAGGAGTAATTTCCGCAAAAAATGCCGAATTCGCAAGAATAGGGCAAGAGCTTGTTGTAAAAGGAAACGAGAAACTTCTACAATCCTTTAGTGTTGGTATAAGACAAGCTGGTTTAGAGGTACAAAAATCAGCGCTATCTGCTGCTAAAAATCTAGGCGTAGATACTACAGCAAGAGATCGCGAAGTAATTAAAGCGGAAACAGCTGCACAGGTTTCATCTGTGAATGCTTTATATGCTAACGTAGAAGCTACTACTAATTTAAGTCTACAACTAGAGAAATTAGTTTTAACTGAAAAAGAAAAGCTATTAAACGCGAAAAATAACAAAAATGATGAAGATAGAGCACAACTAGCTCAAATTGTTGCGTCACTAAAACAATTAGGAATAGCAGAAGCTTTAAAGAAATCCGGTAATATTAAAAGTATTACAGCAGCAATGTCTAGTAATAATCCAGACGAAGCAGGTGGGGCCGCTATATTGCAGACATATGTGGCACAAACGCTTAATAAACAACTAGAGTTAGTTAAACTTAAAGCAGCAGAGTTTGGTAAATTGTTACAAAACTCTCTAGAATCCGTGGCAATAAAGGCAGCGGCCGAAGTAGATATTGCCGTTTCTAAAGATAAGCAATCTAATATTGATAGTGCCGCTCTAGGTAGTTACGCGTCCTTATTAGGAGTAGCAGGTAATTTCACCTTAGAAAAGCAAAAACAATTTGAGTTAGATAAGGTAGCTAGCGATGAACTCAAGCAAAAAATAAAGCTTCAATCTGAATTAGATCAACTAGAAAAAGTAAGAAAAACAGCTGGAGACAGAGACGGTAAAATAGCTGAAAAAATTAAGTCTGTAGAAGCAGATAAAGGCTTAGCGGAGAGAGAGGCTGCGCAAAAACGTAGCCAGATCAATGATAATTACTATACTAAGAGTTTTGAGTTTGAGACTCAACTTAGGGCTATACAGACAGACAGATTAAATCAAGTAGGTAGTATTACAAAAGAAAGTTTACTGCAAGAATCCGATCTTAGACTACAAGAATTATCCAGCTTACAACAAAGAAATTTAATTTCGGAAGAGTACTATGCTAAAGAGCAAGAAAGAATATCTTTATCAAAGCTAGAGTTAGATTATTTTGACCAACTACGTTCAGCAGCTTTAGCCTACAGAGAGGTTAAACTAGGTATTGATAATAAACTATCTAAGGCCGAAGATGGTAGTAGAGAAAAACAGTTTCTAGAAGCTGAGGCTGCGGCAGCTCAAGCAGCTTACGCTACTCAGGTATCTGGTATTACACGAATTAATGCCTTCAAGGTTTCTGGCATAGAACTTACAAAACAACAGACAGATGAGCAGATTAAGTTAAATCTTGAACTAAAAAATCAAGAGGATATTATCAAAGGACTAGAAGTAGTTTTTGGTAGTTTAGGTTCCGCTGTAGGGGACTTAGCGGCCTCGATGTTTGAAGCTACTAAGAAAAGCGAAGAACTAACTAAGCAACGTGATAATGAGAAAATTGGTAAGAGTGCCGAAGAGCAGGCAGAAATAGAAGATAAGTTCGCTAAAAAGCGTGTAAAATTGGAGGACGAAACTGCTATTAAGGCAATAGGTTCTACAAAGAAACTATTTAAAGAAAAGACCGCAGCATACAAACTATTTGCTGGACTTGAAAAAGGCCTGGCTGCTATTAAATTAGCTAACTCTATCAGAGAAATGGTTATGGACGCCTCGGCAACTGTTAGTGCTGTTGCTAACTCTACTACACGAGCTACCGTAAAAGGTAAAGAAGCTGTAGTAGACTCTATGAAGGATAGCCCTTGGTTTATGAAAATTGCTATTGGAGCTCTAGTTGCAGCAGCTGTTGCCTCCGTACTTGGTGGCGGCTCTAGCGTAAATATAAAGGCCGGATCTTCTGCAGCTGACAGACAGGAAACTCAAGGTACAGGAATGTCCTGGGTAGACGGTAAGAAAGTTGAAAACGGTGGCGGTGTTTTTGGAGATGCAGACGCTAAGAGCAAGTCAATTCAAAATTCTTTAGATAGAATTAAAGAGACAAGCATTGAAGGTTTAACTTATGATAGCAAGACAGTAAAGCTACTAGAAAGCATTAACGAAGCTATAGGCGGAGCCGCTAGAAACCTATATGGAGTAGCAGGCTTAAGGACTGGTACAGGTTTTGGTACAAAGGAAAGTACTAAGACTAGTGGAATTACAGGACTATTCGGAAGCACTACTAGTAAGAATATTATTGATAGTGGAGTTAAGTTCGTAGGAAGTTTCATTGACCTAGCTCTTAACAAAGCCGGAAGTATTCAACAGTACGAAACCTTACAAACTACTAAGAAGAAGAGCGGATTCTTAGGAATTGGTGGCAGTACTAGTGTTAAAACTAGTGATCAGTTTAAGGATCTTGATGCCGGTGTGGCAGCAGAAATTTCAAATATATTTAGTAATGCCACAGACCTTTTCCTAGAATTAGGAGATAAGTTAGGTAGAGCTAAAGAGGATATCTTAGCAGGATTAGCTTCTGTACCTGTAGCCATGCTGGCCTCACTAAGAGGTCTAAAAGGCGCGGAGTTAGAGGAAGAGCTAGGTAATATAATTAGTGCTATGATGGATAGTGCAGCCGGGGCAGTTTTTGACTCCTTGCTTCAGTACCGTAAATTTGGAGAAGGTATGGCAGAGACAGTTCTGCGTGTACTAGACACAAATGAAAAAGTATTGTTGTCGTTCAAAAGCCTAGGTATTGATTCAGTTAGTGCTTTAAGTGAGATAATTTCGGAAGGTATTACCACCGAGCAAATTAAACTTAAGAGTATAGAAATCACTGAAGCTTTGGCCTCACTAGCAGGTGGGCTGGATGAGTTCCTAGATAAGCAAAGATTTTTCCTTGATAATTTCTTGTCCGAAGCTGAACGTTTAGCTCCAATTCAGAAAGATTTAACAGAAAGACTAGCAGAACTAGGCTTAAGCTCAATTGATACAAAAGAAGAATTTAAAGCCTTAACGTTAACTTTAGCTAAAGATTTAAGTAACCCTAGCGCTAGAGAACTATATAATACATTGCTAGACTTAGCTCCAGCATTTGCTAAAGTATATGAGTCTGCGCAAGAAGCATTGTCAGTACTGGAAATGCGTCAAAAAGTAGAAGCCCAACAGATTAAAATTCTGGAGCTTCTAGGCGACGAAGAAAGTCAGCTAAAGATAGTCGCAATTAGACGTGCTGCCGAAATTGAAGAGTTAAAGAAGTACCCGGCTGCTCAGTCGGAAATACTAATAGCTAATCAAGAGTATATATATGCATTAGAAGACGAAAAACGATCAAAAGATAAACTAATTAAACAAAGAGACGCTCTAGACAAACTGTCAAAGTCCTTACAAACTTCTCTTGATAGTCTTACTAACTATAGAGAGGTACTACTAGCAGGAGATAAATCTATTTTAACTCCTCTTCAGAAATACCAAGAAGTACAGTCAGAATTTGAACGTTTAAGAGCTGTAGCTGCTTCAACTACTTCGTCAGAAGAAGAAAAAACTAAAGCCCTTAGCGAACTGCCTACAGCTGCGGATAAGTTCCTTGATAGTTCTAGATTGCTATTTGCAAGCGGAGATAAGTACATTACAGATTTTAATTCTGTACTGAATACTCTGGACAGTAATACTTCAATATTATCTGAACAGAAATCCGCCGCAGATATGCAACTTGAAGAAATTAAGACTAGTAACTTAATTTTAGACTCAATCGACGACACCTCTAAATTAAACATAGACTATACAAGACAACTAATAAACGAACTACAGGCACAGAAAATAGTCAGCGACGAAGCAAAACTAGTTTCGGACTCCGCAATGCTAGTATGGCAACAAGACATGTTAGCAGCAGTAACTGTTCAGCCTCCTGTACCTCAGATAACTATAGATTTACAACCTCTAGTTAATGAAATAGTTGGTTTAAAAGAAGCCCTACGCCTGTTACGCGAAGAACAAGAAGCACAAACTAATGCAATAATAATTACTAACGATCAATCAACACAAGCAGCTGCGGTTGTAATTGCTAAAACCGTGGAAGAAACATCTAAAGAAGAATTCTGGAGAACTCAAACAGAGTACCAGGGTTCATAATACAAACAGCTCAATAGAAATATTGGGCTGTTTGTCCATACACCAAAATTACTCTTGACAGTAATTTTGGTGTATGTTATAATAGCTATATTATAAAGGTAAGGATTTATATGGCGTATTCGCAGGAATGGTTAGAAGATAGTACCCGTGCCAGAGGGTTATTTGTTATTGCTAAAAGGAAACCGCAAGCGCCGGAAGTACCTTCTCTTTTTCTAGATTTTATTAATAGCGGCGGCACTATAGATCCTAGAATCACATTTACTAGAGCCTCTTCAGCGGCCTTTACAAACTCTAAAGGCCTACTAGAGTTTGCAGAAGCAAATGTACCTAGAATAGATCATGATCCTACTACTTTAGCTCCGTTAGGCTTATTAGTAGAAGAAACAAGAACTAACTATATTAGAAATAATACTATGGTGGGAGCTGTCGTGGGGGTACCCGGCACGCTTCCAACCAACTGGAATAGTTTTACCAATGGAGCTACAGGCATCAGCACAACTGTTGTGTCTATATCCACATATAATGGGGTACCTTGTATAGAACTACGTATTAGCGGCACCCCGTCTGCTAACGGCACTACTTTTATATCATTTGACACTACTGCCAATTTGTTGTTCAGTCCAGGTACTAATGTATCTGGATCGGCGTATTTACAGTTAGCTGCGGGTTCCTTAACTAACGTAGGTTCTACTGGAATAACGTTAATGAGTTATGATAGTGGTGGATTTATATCTCAGCAAGTAGAAGCAGTAGCTCTAACAAATAATTTACTTAAATTTAGTAATAATTACATTACTGAAGCCACATCAGATAGAGTTTATATGTTATTCTCTATAGGCCTGACTTCCGGATTGGCTATAGACTTAACTGTTCTTATAGGACTACCTCAGCTAGAAATAGGAACGTTCCCTACAAGTTCTATTAAAACAACTAACGCCGCTGTTACTAGATCCGCGGATGTGGTGCTAGTAAATACACTGTCTCCTTGGTTCAACGCTACCGAATATACTTTAGCATATGAGGGCACCATAAAGTATAATACTAATGACATGGTATTGCTTAGTATTGGCGGAGCCAACATTAATAATACTTCGTACTTGTACACAGATGCTTCAGGAGTTATTTGGGGTACTACTAAATCTGCCGGAGTAAATAGTGCAAACATTACTTCTGGAGTTACATTTACTTCCGGTGAGGTACTATCTGCAGCATGGGCAGCTAAAGCAACCTTGTTTAATGTAGCAGCAAATGGTATACTAGGAACTACTGATGTTACCGGAAGTATGCCTGTATCTAATAGTAGGCTAGGTATAGGTAACGCCGGATGGAGCTCTAGTGGGGGCCAGCAAGGTCAGCAATGGGTACAAAAAGTATCTGTTTATGCTACTGCAATACCTACTACCTCGCTAGATATTATAACTACTGAAGAAGAAAATGTATATTTATCTAATAGTAGTTTAATCACACAGGATAGTCTTGTAGTATTTGAACCTTTAATAAGTAAAAATTTCATTATTTCAGAAGCACTAGGACTAGATAATACACCTAGTGTTTCTTATGGAGATATAGAACTTAGTAACCCAAATGGAGCCATTGACGATTGGTTAGACTCTGGCAAATACGTATGGAGTAATAGAGAGATAAAGATTTATTTCGGGGACCCTACGTGGGAGCTAGCTACTATAGATGATATAGATTCTATATTTAGTCTAATTTACAATGGCGTTATAGATGAATGTAAATCCCGATCTAGAGATACTGTAAATCTGGTACTGAGAGATAAACAGGAAAGATTAAATGGTCCAGTTACTGAACGCTTAATAGGCACTACAGGTACTTGGGCATCTGGACAAACAAATCAAGACGTAGTTCGCCCGATAGTATTTGGTGAAGTGCATAACATAACTCCAATACTAATAGATCCTAGCACTTTGACTTATTTATTTAATGATGGATATAGTGAAGGTATTACAGAAATTAGAGATAATGGCTATCCTATTTACACAAGAGGTGGTATAGAAACCGGGGCCGTAGTTAACAATAGTCAGGGTACCTTTACTCTAACTTCCCCCGCATCTGGTACTATCACTTGCTCTGTACAGGGTGTTTATAAATCAAACATAGGATATACAAATAATGTAGTGGATATTATTCAACTATTAGTAACATCCTACGGACAACCTACTAAGCGTTTCGCGGAGAGCGAAATAGATATTAGTGGTCTTAGCGCCCTATCTGCAAGTTTTGTTAATATTCCTGCAATGGGTTACGTAGTTCTAGATAGAGAAAATCTACTGGAAACTATACAAACTTTGGCTTATAGTATAGGCTGTCAAGTATATATAAATAGACAAGGATTGCTGCAGTTACTTAGATTAGGTAGCCCTTTTAGTAATCCCAACATTACCGATATAACAGCTAGTGATATGTACGCAGGTAGCTTCTCTATTAGTAATAGGCCAGATATATTAGGAAGTATTAAGTTGGCTTACTGCAAAAATTGGACAGTACAGTCAAATATTACTACTGCTATTCCAGATTCAAATAAAGATGCTATGTCCACAGAATGGTTAATAGAAACAGTTACTGATCCTCTTACTGTTTCAACCTACAGATTAACAACCGAACCTATACAAAGAGATTCGTATTTAATAACTACTCTTGCAGCAAACGAGGAAGCAACTAGATTGCTAAATTACTACAAGTTACCTAGAACTGTTTACACCTTCACAGGAACGTCCAAATTATTAGGACTTAAGTTAGGACAACAAGTAACTTTAACCCATCCAAGGTTTGGCTTAGGTAGTGGTAAAACCGGTCAAGTTATATCTTTAAGTCCTAATTGGTCTAAAAGTACAATAGAAGTAGAGGTGATGGTATAATGGCAGCGATTATAAATAGTAGAGAATTAGCTCTACAAAATACAGTACCTAGACTACTGGTCAGTGAGGTTAATTTAACAACTACTTCTTCTAGATTTACCAAAGCTAAAAATAATGGGGCCGTGAGCCCTTCTAGTATAACTTTGACTGCTACTTTACTAACAGCGGGAGTATATTCGGCCTCAGCTATATACACGTGGGAGTACTCTCTTAGTTCCGCACCGTTATCCTGGATTGCTATTAGCGCGTCAACTAGTCCTACACTAGCTGTAACTAATTCAACTTATTCAGGCTACATAGGTACAAATGTGTATGTTAGATATAGATGTACGGTAACTGAAAGTTTAAGACTAACTACTTACGCTTACTACGACATTTACTATCTAAAAGAGGCAGATGACTCCTTAGACGTACAGATAACCAATGGTACTGTTATAGTACCGGCATCATCAGCAGGAGTAGTGACCGTATTTAGTAATACTGGTAATACTATAAAAGTTCTCAGAGGAACTTCCTATTTAACTTATGGTGCTAGTGGAGCTAATACCTTTAGTATTAGCTCCGTAAGTGTAGTACCTAGCGGAGCAGTTACTGTTCCGGCTGGGTCCTCTGCAACGGATACATATACTGTTGGTAACATATCGGCTATGTCCAGTTCAGAATCTTTAGCTAATGTTACGTATCAAGTAGATATTAGGGATGCCTCAGGTAATACTACCAGTTATTCTATAGTTCAAAAATTTAGTAAAGTTAACCAATTAAGTAGCGGAGAAATGAGTAGTATCACTCTTTCCGCCTCTTTACTATCTGATATATCAAATGATAGTAAACTTACGGCTTCTGAGAAGCAAGCAATTCGTAGAGAATGGGACGCTTTAGTAAAAGAAATAGTAGGTCTATATCCAACCTCTACTACTCTAGGACTTACTACTGAACTAACTACATATGTTGCAGAGTTAGAAAGTCTTGCGGGATACATGAACGATGGATCTGATGCTGCAATGATATATCCGTTCAGTACCGTACCTAGTTGGATTAATGATGCTAATATAAACACTACTACAGATATTGTAGGAAGTACATTTAGAACAAATTGGGCTAATGCTTACGCTGATAGACAGATACTTTTAGATAAAGTTACAATAACTACTTCGTTGGGGGTGGGGGACGCAGTAACATTGGGGTTAAATGGCTCTTTTGAGAATTGGCCGTCTACTCTACCTACCGGTTGGGACTACTGGCAAGGAGCTGCTCCTATAAAGGAAACTACTATTACCCGAAACGGTAAATACTCCATTAAGTATAATGCAGTAGGTACAGATCTAGGGCTATTAAAGGAAACTATAGATTTATCTACTAATCCTTTACCTTTAGGTTCATACTTATCCGGTACTGTAGATATTTATCTAGCTACAGTTACTTCAGGGTTACCAGGTATACTAATAAGATTATATACCAGTTCTGGACTGGCAAGCCCTAACTTAGTAGATATTAAAATTCAACCTTTATCTTCTACTACTGGTGTATGGCAACGTATTCCATGGGTTGCTAAAGTTGGAAAAGACCAAAGAATATATGGTATTAGAATATATGCTATGGCTTCCTGGACTAGTTTTCCCGCTACGTTTACTGGAACTGTATGTTTTGATAATATTGACTTTTATATAGAACAGTCAGACGCAGAATCTAACCCAGCTGTAGCAGAACTAGATAAGTATAGCTGGGTGTTGCCAGCGGACTCTACTGGCGTAGTTGCTGCTGGTGCGGGGTTTACTGGGGCTAACGCCACAATTAATATGTACAGAAAAGGATTAGATGATTCTTCAAACTGGACATATAGTAGGACTGCTTCCGATGGTTCTATTACAACTACTTTAACTACTAGAACCGTAGCAGTAACAGCTATATCTAGTAGTTTAGACACTGGATATGTAGATATTACCGCTACTCCAAATGCGGCTTTATTAGCCCTGGGATACGTAGCACTTACTCAAAGATTTACTCTTAGTAAAAATAAGTCGGCTGCCTTAGTGTTTGATGGCCCAGTACCTACTATTGGAGTACTATATTCAGTAGTATCTAACTCAGATGCCACAACATACGCAGGTATTAGATTTAATAGTAATGGATCTATATCTAAAAGAACCGCTGTATCTTCTTATTCAGATTCCGGTAAGGATTGGTATCTAGCTAATATAACAGATATAGGTACTGCATACAAGATACGAGTAATACTAACATCAGGTACGCTGACCGGAGACTCCGCTTCTGCAGGAGTATGGCATTTAATTAGCACTGTACCGGTATTTGCCGCTAGTAGAGCTAGTAATGGAGAAAGCATTCTTACAGCTGATTTCGCCATAGCTACCGCAGCAGATACTAGCGTAGTGGTAGCTACAGGTAGTTTAAACATAATTGCTGAAAAATATGCCTCTGGTGGAGGTGGAGTATACGAACCATGAATATGAACATAATTAAAGAAATAACTCAAGCAAATGGAGCAGTCTATGGGTACCACTCAGTGGCTGCAATAGACTTATCTATTGCAGATAACTCCTTTAGAGTTAATATTAATTCATGGGTATCAGAAACAGCTAAAGCTGGTGGCCTTCGCCACAATAGTAGTACCTATATATCAGTTCCTATTAGTGGAATTACTATAACTGATAATAACATAAAGCTGGGTATATTGAATTATATAGTTAATCAGGAACCGTGGCTAGGGGCTACAGTTAGTACTACTGCAGGTAATTCACTACCTGCTCTACAGCAACTAAAATGGGATGAATTTAAAGCTAAGAGACTAGCACTAGAGTTTGGAGGCTTTTATTGGAATAACTCGCATTTTGATTCTATACCTATTAGTCAAAGTAGAATTCAAGGAGCGGTAATATTGGCCATGCAGGCTGCTTTAGCTGGACAGCCATATTCCGTAGATTGGACTTTATTTGATAATACTGTGAGAACTCTAAGTGGTAGTGACATGGTACAGGTAGGGATAGCTCTGGGTACACATGTAATCTCATTACATCAAATATCTAGATCTCTACATGCCCAAGTATTTGCAGCTACTACTGTTGAAGAATTAGATGCCGTTCAATGGCCCACTTAAGGAAATGTAATGGCAAATAATTTAAGAATTATACATATAAACAAAGCCGACGCTTCGACGACTACTATATTAGGTAGTTCTACAGCTAGCGCAGCTACATCTACCGCAAACTTAAAGAAAGACACTAGGTCCGCAGTATGGAGAACAGGATCTAGAGTATCTTCTAACTTTCCAGTTATTTTTAAAACATCTACTTCATATGCAATTCCAGGAGCCCATAGTGGTTTTACAGTCACTTCAACAGCAGTAACGGGTAGCCCTGCTACTTTCTGTACTGTTACAGGTTCAGGGGAAACCGAAGCTGCAGTAGCTGTACCATTACCATATACTTTTGTACCTGACGATAATAGTACTAATACTAGTTACACAGTTAGAACCTATACCACCTCCACTCCTAGTTCTGGAAGTACATTAAGAGACGTACAAGTAGTTCCTGTAATATTATCCTTACTGAATCAAATCACAGTAGTATGCTCTAATAGTACACATAGATTGCAGTCAGATAATACAGGAGCCATAACTAGCTACGCGGGTACAGGTTGTAATGTATGGGTATTTGAGGGCTGTACCCCTCTCAGATACGACGGGATAGGTACTGCATTAGGCACTTTTAATATAAGTGCTGCAGTAACTAGTGGTACGGCTACTGTAGGCAGTGTGTCGGTAGGAGATGCAAACACGTTTTTTGCTGCCTATGTGGATCACTCTGGTATACCTTTTAATGCATCAGCAACAAACACGGTAATTACATATACTGTTACAGGTACTTTAAGAGAGGGTACAGCTATTCCAGGAGGTAACGTCACTACTCAAACTTTATCTAAACTTGCATCCGGCGTAACGTTCGCTCACAATGTGTATACTACTATATATAGTACAGTAGTATATGCCGCAGCTGTCGTTACATTAGATACTGCTAGTTCCATTAATGCTGTGGTATTAACGTTAGGCAATATTAGTAAAGGAGCTAATATAAGATTTAGTTCCTTTAATGTTGCACCTACTATTATAGGTTCTCCAACTGCTTTAGGCTTAAATCTTACTGGTGTTACTATATTAGCTGATGGTAAGAATATAAATGGAGCCCCATGGAACTCTACAAAAGAGAGTAGTTTACCTTCTTATGCTACTAATACTTTTGGTCTAGATAGAGCGTATATACGAGCGTATATACCTAGTAGTTCAACCAAGTATTTGGCTATAGAGATCATGGATTTAGTTAATACTTCCGGCTATCTTGAGTTTAGTAGGCTAATACTAGGTACCTATTGGTCCCCGGCGTACAATACCGGGTACGGTATGTCTACTGATATTACTGATACTAGTACTAGTGAGCGTAGTGAGGCCGGAGATTTAATAACTACTAATGGTGTCGTATACAATAAGTTATCCTTTGACCTAGATTGGATGACTGGTACTGATAGGGATCAATTAGTAAAGCTATTAAAAATATACGGTTCAAGATTGGGTGTGTATATAAGCTTATTTCCTGAAGATTTAGATCCAGGTAAAGAAAATCTATATCAAATATATGGAAAGCTAGCTCCTAGTAGTGGTATATCCCATCCTTATCTTAGCATGTATGCTACGTCTGTAGAAATAGAAGAAATATAATACCCTATTTAATTTTTAGCTTGCAAAAGATTTGGTATAGTGGTATAATAGTATCAAAATATAGCTGTATAGCTTATGCAGCTAAAATTAAAGGTCTATATGGGGAAATTAATAGCTATCTATCGACGTAGTCATACTATAGGCTCAGTTTTAATTAGGCTGGCTTCTTGGTTTGGCCCTTACTCTCATGTAGGAGTATTAACTGCGGACGGTAGTCACGTAATAGAAGCCTCAGCTTTTAAAGGTGTGGTCCGTATACCTTTAACCCTATTCATACAAGGCTCCAGTAAATACGAAGTACAGGAAATAGAGTGTCCTAACCCAGATAAGGGATTAGCATTTATTGAGGCTCAGATAGGTAAACCTTACGATTGGGGAGCAATATTTGGTATGGTAGCTAGACAGCATTCTTGGGAAGACGTATCAAAATGGTACTGCTCGGAGTTGCTAGAAGCTACTATACAGGCTGCTGGGAGGCGACGAGTTAGAATAGGGTTTGGAAGAATAACTGTAGACCAATCCTACATAATAGAGTAATAATTTATGAAGGAGAGACCTTATGAATAATCCATTAGATTCGCAAAAACTTATAGCATTAGAGTCTACAGTGGGCGATCTAAAGAAATCACTAGAAAGTGCATTTCCTAAAGATGAGGACGGTAACATAGACTATACCGGGCATCGTACCTTTCATAGAAAAGAGAGTGATTCGGAAAAAAGATCCTTAGAGTCTTTAACAGAATTTAAGCGTAACATAATAACCTGGGCCATTATAGGCTTAATAACTTTAGTAGCTAGCGCACTAGCTAGAAATTATTTAGACCCCTTTCTGGCGTTAATAAGTAAGTAAGGATAAGTATGGCAGCCCCAGTAAAACTAAACTATAAGATATATAAGGGTAGCACTTTTAGCGAAGTACTACGTTGGGAAAGTAGTACAAAAGTATATAAGTATATAACAGGAATAACCAATGCGGCTCCTGTAGTTATAACTTCTGTTGGGCATGCTATACCTCCGGGATGGCGATTTAAGGTAACCAACGTAGTAGGCATGAAAGAGCTTAATTCCGCCGATATTTATCATATAGCTTCAGATGTTACTTCTGACACTCTTTCTATAAACAATATAAACGCCATAGGTTTTACTGCATATGTTTCAGGAGGAGTACTAGAATATAATTTCCCTACTGATTTATCAACATATAGCGCCAGGCTTCAAATAAGAGCAAAAATAGATTCAGCAGATATTTTACTGGAGCTTACTACTTCAAACGGCGGAATAGTTTTAGATAATACTAATAAAACTATTACTATAAATATATCCGCAGTACAGAGTTCTGAGTTTACATTTACATCCGCAGTTTATAGCTTGGAACTTTATACAGTTGCAGGGTACGTCCTACAGTTAGCCTCCGGAACTATAAGCGTAGAAAAAGAAGTTACTAGATAATGTCAATAGTACAATTAAATTCTACATCTGTTGTAGTTAATAGTGATATGGCTACAGATACAGTTACTGTAAAGGACAATACTTCTAACATAGTCTCTTTTTCTTTACCGTATAATTTAGTTGTAAATACTGTAAATAATAATGTTGTATCAGATGTTACAAAAACGGATACAGTACATACTAGTGCAGGTATAGCAGGCCCTAAGGGAGACTCTGCCGAGGATTTAGATATGTATTCAAAAAGAGTGGATTTTGTTTCGGAGTTCTTAATATATAAAGGCGAAGCGTCTCCCGGTAGTAGTGAAGGCTCTGCTGTATGGAGACTTCGTCGTATAGATCTAGCTAATGATGGAGACGTTACTGAAACCTGGGCAGATGGTAACACTTTATTTGATAATATTTGGTCAGATAGACTAATTAAGGTATACTCATGAGTGCTCCGTATAGAACATATCAGGTAGGTGGTGATTTTATTTCTGTAGACTTAGCATTAACCCCTCCTCCTACACATTATGATAAATCCTGGGAAATTACCTTAGAAGCATATAGCGAGCTGTATGCCCATAGTATCCCAGCTATATACCCAGATGAAACCATGGGGGTTAATGAAGACATTTTCCCCCCATATCAGGAACCTTGATAAATGTCAGCATTTAACATTAATAGTGGTGGAACTACTTCATGGGATAGCTTAGTTAGTGGATCTACTAATGCTACTTTAGATGTTTATACTATCAGTAACGCTTCAACTTTGCTTATTAATACTGATAGCTATCAATGTGCTGGACATAGTACGGCTTTTGGTTCTCTTGATACCGTAGCCTATGCTGGTATTGGCGGTACTGTTCGTATTGACGGTACTACTGTGAGAGTTATACCTTTTAATACAGGCACCGGCACGGTACCTGCTATTGGTACTTCTATAGTACAAGGAGGTGTTAGTGGACCCCTGCTAGGCGTATGGGAGAATTGGCAAAGTGAACCCATAGCAGCCGCAGCAGCGATGCCCGCTAGCGGGTATATTAAAATTAAATCCGTAACAGGTGGAGCTTTTGCTTCCGGAGCTTTAACAGGTATTAGTGCTAGCGCTACTGGACCCGATGTAGTAGGTTGGATTGAAGTACGAGGTGCCGATACAGCCACAATAACTGTTCCACGTGTTGGTACTTTTGAAACCGTTGGAGATTGGTTTGAGTTAGGTACAACAAGTGGTACTAGAGGGCAGATACTGCCTTGTCCTACTACTGCCACATTTGCCTCAGTATTCCCCGGTGTATGGATTGAAACCGCTAGCGGCTCAGGAGTGTTTGAGAAATTTACTGGATGTGGCGCTATGGTTAACTCTGCTACTACTCCTACAGATGCTCGAGGTAAAATTGTGTGGCATACTACTAGTGGCATTCGTATTGGTAGTGACGGTACTAACAACGTAGGATTTTTACCTCCAACAGGTTGCCGAGTTCGCATACCAAATATTATATTAACATGCTGTACTCGTACTGTTAGCGGTTCTGGTCCCAGAGTATCACCAAATACCACGCTTGCTACGCGTCAAGAATTTATTGTTAGCGCTGCGGGCAGTATTAGCATGACTAATGTCGTTTGTAGTTGGTACTTAAATATGGCACAGGCGTTTCAGGCCGACTTTGCACATAGCGCAATTTCTGATACTATTGTTATTTCTGAAGTTGCCGCCCCGCTAGTTTGGGACGATTTAATTGTTTCTCCTATAGGCTCCTTATTATCCATTGCTTTAAACCTATCGTCTCATTTCTCTGGAGGACAAATTGATAACTGTCTATTTGCTCGCTTCAGTATGGCATCAAGTGGAGCTAACCCCGTACAGTGTTCTAATGCATTTGGTATATCCTTTAATGGATGTCGTATTGTAGGCCTGTTGAATCGAGGTAACGCCGGGGCGTATACTCTGGGCCTATCTAACTGTATAGACTTTACATTAGATGGGTTAGAGAGTATAAATGGCGGAATTCAGGTTGCTGCTGGGTGCCAACGTATAAATATTAATAACTTAATTTATGCTGATATATTTTCGGGAGCTACAACCGCTACAAATCCAGTAGCCTGTGTTAACGTAGCCACGGGTACATCAAACATTACAGTAGATGGGATATCTTTTCTGTCTGGTTCAACAAATGTACACCCATATTTAGCATTAATGGTAACTTCTGGTTCGTTTGGTTTAAAGTTTCGTAATGTTGGTACTCCCACTACTTCACTTAATTTAGGTTCAGCAAACCAAACAGGCCTTATTGTTACAACTAACGGTCTGAATGCTGACTGTAAATTTCAACGTTTATATTGTAGTAATACACGCACAGGGGCCTGGGCGTTTTCTAACAGCGATAACCGTATATTAATAGAACATGTAAAAGGCGATGATGCAGATACTAGTGCTCTTGTCTCTCTTAATAGCATACATCGTGGTAATCGTTTAACTTCTGCGGTAACCGGTCAAACTGCTATATACGGCACACACTGGCACTTACATTTTACTAGTAATACCGCCGGGTTTTTATCAGTAGCAGGTAATGAACCTACTACTGAAACTGCTACTGAGTGTTATATATCTGGAGGCACCCCACGTTTCAATAGTTTAGGACAAGTACTATTAACTAGTATAGGTGATCAGGTAACTTGGGAGTTACCATGGTACGCTCTAGGCTGTACAGCACTATCAAATACTGCTCCTACGTTAACTGGCAATAATACTGCTAATATGACTTTTGAGTTCCAGTATAATATTGGTAGTGGATGGAACGGTACATGGTTAACAGCTAGTGCGGCTAACCTTAGTGTAGTATCGATTAGTCCCTCGACTGGATTTAAGTTGAAGTTACGAGCAACTTGTGCAGTTGCATCTGTTGGTAATGCACTTACAAATGTTCGTATTGCTATTACTACCACTACATCAGCTCAAGTTGATAATTTGTATCCTTTAGATACCAACGTAGTAACATTTACAGGGTTACCTATTGGTACAGACGTAGTAGTTCTAACAGCAGGTACTAGTACAATTCTTGCACAGCAAGATAGCCACGGGCTGTCTAACTATAACTATAGCTATAGTGGAGCACAAACAGTTGACGTAGGTTTTATCAAAACAGGATATGTTCCCCTGTATATCCGTGGGCTGTCTCTAACCACTACCGATTCTTCTATACCCGTAGCAATGACTACTGATCGTAATTTTATTTAAGGATTTGCTATGGCAAAAATCACTTCCAGGGCTAGTTTAAACGTAGGTACGGAACTTACTATTGACGAAACTGCCAAAACTTTTACATTAAACGTTGCAGGTAACTTAGTAGCTAAGGATGGAGTCACACTACAAGCTCTATATAGTAAATTTGTAGAATTATGGGCTACGTCTACTTATCAAGATAGCCCTTTCCCTATGTACGCTATCGACGCGTTATCGGGTCAGTTTCAGTTTGGTACAGACGGAAACACTTTTAGTGGGTGGAAACCTGCTAACGATACTACTCGACAAAGACTTAGAGATGGCGGATGGTCAGAGTTTAATTCGTCAGGTACTTTAGCTAGACAATACGTAGGTATAGTAGGACTAGGATCTGTATCTTCTGGAGCCCAGCTATATTGGCAGCGTACTTCCTCAGACTCCCCTACTAATTTTACCTTCACAGATCAATGTAATGAAGGTATTCAAGTATACGGGGACGCTGCAGCGGATGGTACTACTTCTACTTTTGATAATAGAACTTATTTTAAAGGATTTGTAAGAGAGTATAATTACAAGTATAAAGATTCAGTTCTTGCTGATACTGGTAAAACCTCTACAGGGGCTAACTTAGTTAATTTACTACTATCAAACGAATCTGATCTAGATATAACTTCAAACGACGCGGGTATCACAGCTTCTCCTTATAGCGAAATAAATGTTAAGTATTTTCCAACTACATTTAGTAAGGATATTGATACTGCTGGGTCTGCCAGAGATTTTGGTATAGTAGTAGATGTAGGTACACATTCAGGGGTAGATGGAGTATCTAACGGTACTACAACTTTTACAACTGCAGCTGCAGGTATAGTTGGAGCCACTTATGCAGGGGGTACTTTAATAGTACACGAAGGTGCCGGTAAGGGAGTATACAGTATTTCTGGAACACCTACAAGTACTAGTATAACTACAACAGTAGCAGTGACAGGTTCAGCTTCTAACCTAAGTTTTACTTTACAAAGAGCTACACCTATTAGTGCTACTTTGCAGCAAATTTATACTAAGATACAGTATCTATTAAGACAAGCTACTAACATTAATGGATTAGCTTCTGCAGGCAGTGTTACTGGCAAGACTGCTTCTATTCTACTTAACTTTGTTGGATCTGACCTAAAAGCAGGCTTTTACTCTCCAGTAAACCCTAACGGAGGAGGTGCCGGAGTTACTATATTAGGATACCGTACTGCGGATACTAATAGTTTTGCTTCTTATGATAATACTACCACGGCTCGTAATTACCCATATGCTGCGGCAGGTGTAATTACATTTAACGCCCCATTAGTAGGGGCTGGATCTAGCTATAGACTAATGTTTACTACACCTCCTGGTGCCGGTAACGATTATGGCGAGTCAGGAGCTATTACTGTGAATAATGCTTCGGGTAGTCCTATTACTGGTACTATCTCTACATCTTCAATTTCGTTTGATTATGACTATGATGGTAATACTCAGGGAGGCTTTGCCGGAGGTACAGATAGACCCGTTACATTAATAGGTGTACGTCCAGGTACTGGAAAATTCGTGGCGGCTACAGGTACTCTTACTCGTAGTAAGGCTATTTCATTATCATTAGTAGCCGAAGCAGATAGAGTATACGCTTAAGCGATGGTACTATTACTAAATAAAGGGTCATTATGGCGATCTCATTTGATCCAGTTAATAAGGTAATAATATTAGACTCTACTACTACCTCTACGACCGAAATATGGTCCAGCTGGATAGATTGGCTGGTTGTATCAGATAATAGCAAATACCTACCTGCACTTAAGCAGGTAGGTGGAGATGACCTAGGTAGCGGCCTTCTTATTCCTCCATACATATTTTTATTAAATGGATGGAGGGTAAGACCTATGGAGGCTAACCACTTACTGGTAATAACTGGTAACCTATTCGTAGATGGCGGAGGTTCCCCCGTGGTATCTACTTTAGGCAATTTTAACGTACTGGTACAGCTTACCGTACCAGTATTAGCGCAGGGTATCTCTACTTCTGGAAGTACAGGCCCTTCTGCATCCGAAGTAGCTACCGCTGTATGGCAGCATTCGTTTGTGTCTAAGCTATTGACTATAGCTAAATTTTTAGGATTAAAATAATATGCTTCCAATAGTAGCAACTTTATTAAATGCCGGCCTAGGTATATTAGGAAATGCGGTAGCAACAAAAGGTAAAGACTTCATTGAAGAAAAAATCGGAGTAGATATTACTAAATTAATGGGCTCTGAGGAAGGTAAGATTAAGCTTGCTCAGCTAGAAATGCATCACGAAGAGACTTTGCAAAAATATGCTATTGAACGACGTTCTCAAGAGTTAGAAGAAGTAAAGCTAGAACACAGTAATACAGCCAATGCTAGAGACATGCAAAAAGCAGCGCTGGCGCAAGACGATAAATTTAGTAAACGTTTTGTTTACTACTTAGCAGGTGGATGGAGTCTATTTTCAATAGTTTATATAACCGTTATTACCTTGGTGACTATACCTCCTACCAATGTTAGATTTGTAGATACTATACTAGGATTCTTGCTAGGCAGCATTGTAGCCACTATAATCAACTATTTCTTTGGCAGCAGTAAGGGCTCTAGAGATAAAGATGCTTCCTTAGCAAATGCTATAAAAGGACAACAAAATGTATAGTTCCTTAGTGCAAGCACAATCTAAATTCTTACTAGATGTATGTAAGTTAATTTTTAAAGCAGAAGAGCTTGGTTTTGTAGTAACAGGTGGAGAGCTATTCCGCACTACAGAACAGCAGCAAATATATGTTAAGTCTGGCAGAAGCAAGACTATGAATAGTAATCATTTACGTAGATGCGCAATTGATTTGAATTTCTTTCTAAATGGTACTTTAATATATGATACAACTATATTAAAACCTCTAGGAGATTATTGGGTATCTTTAGACTCCAAGAATGATTGGGGTGGGTTTTGGAAGTCTTTTAAAGATGTTCCTCATTTTGAAAGAAAAGTATGAGCCAATTTAGTTATCAAAATTTAACTTTATCTACTATAACTACTGTAGGATATACACTACCAGGACTTACCGAGGTAGTATCAGATAACGAAATACCAGAACTAGATGCGTTAGTAGGAGCGGGATTAGCCAAGTATAAGGACGGAATTCAGGTATTTTTCCCTGTACAGTATAATCCATATAACGGTGGGCTATATGCTAATAATCAATTATTAGCATTAGCCGAATCCACCCCCTATGTTAATAGAACAGCTACAGGTACTGTATTTACAGGTCCGTGTGAATTAGCTGGATATGATTGTATTGCCGTTACTGCTTCTCCTACTATAACTATTTACGATAACACTAGTGCGGCCGGGACTATCGTTGTACCTACTACTACCTTAGTTCTAGGTAGAGTTGAGTTTGCCTGGAAACGTGCCTTAGCTATTGGATGCCACGTAGTTCTTAGCGGTGTACAAACTGTTAATATACTGGTAGGATAATATGAGTGAATACTGGGTAAATCCTGTAACTGGGTCCGACGCAGGGACAGGTACACAACAAGATCCGTGGCGTACTGTACCGGGTATGACTGGTGGTAATGCTGTTGTAGCTAATGATATAATAAATGTTAGAAATGGTACTACAGTATTTGGTAGATTGGTACTACCTGCCAACAATCTGATATACAGGGGGTATGGGTTAGCTGATAATATTTTAATGTTAACTATACCTTATTGGAAGTACCCAAATATAACTAGTACGTACAAAGTTGTTAGATCTCCAGGTGTTCACGAAGGAATGTGGACTATTGATGCAACAGGCGAAACCCTACAAGGAGCAATCAATTACTCTAGTAGAACTGGTTGTTCAGTGGAAGACGTATGCATCGTAAATGCTAGAGACATGGCTTCCGCGGTTAGTATTGGTACTAGTGCACAGGCTCAGATAGGTGCTACTATTAAACGCGCAAAAATAGATAATGCCAGGGTTGGCATATCCGCATATAGGCCAAACCTACTTATAGAAGACGTTCTAGTAAGTAATACGCAGGACGAAGGTATTGCTATAGGTACAAGTGCTACTCAGTCTCTGCACGCTGGTGGGTTTGTAACTATTAGACGTGCAATGTGCGTTAATAACGGTATTGATGAAGTATCCGCAATTGGTGACCCTATTCAGCTTTATAACAGTACAGGATTTGCAGGTACATTAAATATTGAGCAGTGCTATATTCGTAGAAATGTTCAAGTAAAGCAAGGCATAATGCTAGGAGATGTTTCCGGTACTGTTAACGTTCTTAGAAATCATCTATATGGAGAAACTAGCGGCAATATACAGATAGGTATAGCAGGTATTTCGGATACTGGTAGAATTAATATTAAATACAATCATTGGAATGCTGAATCTTCAAACGGGAACCCTTTAGTACGTTTAGTTACCGGAGATGGAGGTACAGGTAATGCAACAGTATCTACTGTTATTGATATTGAGTATAATTCTAGTAAGTTTAATACTTACGCAGGTCTATTTTCCTGGGCACCAAGTACAGGAACCATAGCTGGTACAGTATATATTAATAATAACACTTGTATAGGGGATTCTACTTTATCCCCTACTAGCTGGGGAGGGTTTGTAGGACTGTATAGTACCGGAACTATAGCCGGTACAGCCACTGCGTTTATAGATAATAATATAGTAAAAGGGACATCCAGCGCATTCATCAGACTACCTACAGGCAGTCTAAACGATGCTAGATGGAAGATTAGAGGTAATATATTAGATTCAGTAGGGGTACCTGGATACGTAGGGGCTCAGGGGGCAGGTACTCAATATAATAGTGTTACTACTCTTCAAGCAGCACATAGCGCGGCCACTGGCAATACCGAAGGCATAAGTAACATTAACGAGTTTTTCAGACCTTTACCTGGATCTATAGCATTGACAGGTCGTAATGATTTAGGTTACGTTAGAGATGTAGAAGGTAAACAAGGTAGAAAATACGCTGGTAATTATACTGTTTCTAAATTTAGTATTAAGTAATATAAGGATTCTAATGGCTGTAAATTCTGGTAAGAAGTCACGAAAAGTATTGCAAAGTGATAATAGGGCTGAAGAGTACGTAGCGCATAAATTCAAAGAGATCACTACTCTAAATTATGCTCAACAACTATACGTGGAAGCTATTGAAGATAGCGAGATAATTTTTGGAATTGGTAGTGCTGGTACCGGTAAGACTTTCATAGCTACTCACTATGCTGCTAATCAATTGTATCATAAACGAATTGAAAGAGTAATACTAACCAGACCTAACGTTGAAGTTGGACGAGGCCTGGGCTTCTTGCCAGGAACTATAGAAGAAAAGTATGAACCATACTTAGAACCTTTTGACGCAATATTTAGTAAGTTTCTGGGTAAAGGCTTTTATGAGTATTGTTTAAAGAGCAAGAGTATAGACCCTAGGCCCTTAACACACATGCGTGGAGCTACTTTTGACAATTGTATAGTGTTAGTCGATGAATGCCAGAACATGACTAAGACAGAGTTCAAGATGATGTTGAGCCGTATAGGTAAAAACTGCAAGTTTATTTTATCGGGCGATCCTAGCCAAGCCGATATTCCAGGATCTGGCCTACAAGACGCAGTAGATAGATTAAAGCATATTGCTGGAGTGTCTACTATAAAATTTGAAGATTCCGACATTGTACGTAGTAGAATGTGTAAAGAAATAATTCTAGCGTATAACAATTGAAAGTTATTAATGAAAAAGATACTATTATATCTTATAGCTAGTTTATTAACAGTAAACATAGCTATAGCACAGACCTCTAGTTGCCCTACTGTACAAACCAATCTAAAAGATAATGTGATACTGGTACCTGAATTTACAGAAGCTCCTAACTGTATTCATGATTTAGACGCTATAAAGGACATATCTTATACTACTACAGGTAATCTTGCTCATAAGTTTGATCTATACAGACCAGCTGTTAATCCTGCTCCAGTAGTAATATGGATTCATGGGGGAGGCTGGGCTAATGGAGATAAAAGCAATATTCAGCAGGTAAAACGTTTAGTATGTGCCGGATACGCGGTAGCTTCTATTAACTATAGATTATCCGGAGAAGCGGTATTTCCTGCGCAAATACAGGACATAAAAGCAGCTATTAGATACATTAAACTTAATGCAAGTACTTTAAATGTAAAAGGTACTAGAATAGCTACTTTCGGATCATCTGCCGGTGGGCACTTAGCCGCCTTAGCCGCTACAGCTAGAGTGGTACCAGAGTTTGAGGACACTACTTTAGGTAATAGTGGGGTCTCCAGTTCTGTACAGGCTGCAATTTCCTGGTATGGGCCTACAAAGTTTGACGAAATGGATAGTCAGCTACAGTTGCAAGGCTGCTCTACTGGAGGAAGTAATCATAACGATGCTACCTCCGCGGAATCTAGAGTATTAGGCTGCGAGGCAGGTCTATTAGACCCTACCTGTGCTGAACAGATAACAAGCGCTAATCCTATAAGTTATGTTGGTACTTTTGTACCTCCGCCTATGTATATATTACACGGAGATCAAGATTGTACGGTACCTATGGGACAAAGTCAATTATTAAAAGAAGCTATTGATTCGGTTAATAGATGTGCTATTCGTAGAGTTGTACAGGGAGCTAGTCACGGTAATAGAGGAACCTTCCCCTGGACTTCTCAGCCTATTCAAGAAACCACCGTAGATTTTCTTAATAAGTTCTTAAAATAAAAAAAGCCCCTACAGTATAGTGCTGTAGGGGCTTTTTTCTTTATGAGTATCGGCTGTTTAATTTAGCTAAGTACAGACTTTCCTGAAGAAGGTATCCTTCTAGTTGCCAAATTGCATCTCTGGCGTTCCTAAACGAAATGCTTCTACCTATTTCTTCATCAAAGTTTTCGGGGCTAACAGTGCTGGCCTCTCCTCTAACGGTAAATCCATTACGTAGCGTAATTTCGCATACCATTACTTTACCACTAGGTAGCATAGTATACGTTACTGTTGTAATGGCCGCATCAATGTCAGCAGGAGTAACCCTAGGGGCGTTGAGTCCTTTAGACTTGATCATTGATTCAATTTCGTCCATTTCGTTACCTTACTGGGCAAGCGCCCGTTGCGCAATCTGCATCGCTTAGTTCAAAGAAATTCTCGTCTTCCGTACTATCTTTAGCAACTACGTTATATTCCATTATAACACTGTCTTCTAGTTGCGGAGACTGCTCGTCTATATATACAGGTAGAAGTTTGGCTACATAAGCCTCATAGATTTCCTTAGTAGTCACTTCTTGCGGCAGATATGGATAACCTAAATCCGCCGCAGTCTTGCTAGCATCATTTCTAAATAAGAAGCTTACAGCAACATAGCTATCCCAGTTACTGTATAACCAGTCTACAATTTCTTCAGTTTCATCAACACTATAACTTATAGTGCAACTTACGTTTTGCTGACAGTAGCTATCCATTAGCATTTTATATACTTCTAGCTGTTGTATAGCAGTATCGTTGTTAACTTCTTTACCGTTTACAATGTCGAAATCGACCCCCTCGTTTTTAACAGGGAATGTAATTAACGTAGCTGAATCATCATATGGATGATTAAATACATTATAGTTAGCCGCACGCAACTGCTCTACTAAAGGATCATATTTACTGAACGCCACATTGTTGAGAATGAATTTACCTAGCGGTTTGTGCATTCCCTCATACGCGTCGTAACATTTACTTTGAGTACCCTCAGGCTTAAGCGCTGTTACGTTTTTAGGCCTTGGTAGTCCTAGCTCATCCGCCATTTCATATGCAGCAGCTGTAGCAGATCTTTCTAATCTACGATATTCATATGAACGCATATCGGTACGTCCAGCTACGCTCATTAGAGACACACCACATAGGCGTAGATGCTCATTATTAAGGTGCCATGCTTCTTGTAGAATACCGTCTCGGAAATCCACTACCGTCTGTCTGTAGTTAGCTCTAGCAACTATTCTAGCAGCAGCATGTAATCCTAATACGTTTCCTTTAAATTTAAGTAAGTCAATACTTACTAAATTACAGAACCCTTTATTGGGTAATAGAATTTCTGCACAAGGATTCATACCTTGAGCCCAAGGAGCTCTAGCTCGAAGCTGTTGTCCGTTAATTAAACCGGGTTCTCCGTTTCCGCCACGATTTATCTTTTCGAACCAAGTAGTAAGTTCACGTTTAGTAGGCTTCTTCCAGAAAATAATAGAATTATTACTCTGGCTACGGTGCTGTTTACCATTATCCCAGATACCTACCTTAGCTTCCGCAAATTCGTATACAGCAGCATTGTAGTCATCCATTACGGCAATTTGCGCACTTCGGCGCGTGGATAGCACCGTACCTAATAGGTTCATAATATCCAGAATGTCTATTTCGGTAAGTAAGGAGTCTGCTTTTGCGTTTAGAAGATCATATACTTGTGTGTAAGCTTTGGCCATGCCTACGTCGCCCTGACTCAGCCAACCATAATTTTTTAAACGTATTCCAGGCTTACGAATCTGACTAAAGTCCAGAATAAGTTTCTTTGCTGGGTACTTGCCGGCTAGCATTTTTCCAATACTTTTGGCCCATGCTTCAGCCGAGTCGCCTACGCTAAGGGTCCATATCTTGTTTGTGGCATCCCAGTTTTCTTCGTTATTTTCCCTACCTTTACTGGTAGAATTATTACTACGAATAATTTCTAATTCTGGAATATAGTTACGAAAACCAGTTAAAGTACCACTAACTGGCCTAAAGCCTACACCGCACCCCTGCAATAGTAGCCAGAACACATCAACGGCGTCATATACCGTTTCCACGTTAGTAAAGCTACAGTTGAACATACTAGCTTCGCGGCGACGCGCTATATCCGTACCACCAAGCCATAGGGTACGACCTGCTACTGCTAACTTACGTGCTAGCAGCAATTTTCGTAATTCTTCTAGTTCCTGAATTTCGGTACTATTAAGATATACCCATTCTTGTAAATCAGGAGTAACATCATGCAGCGGCATGCCTTCTAGTACATTAGCAGTTTTTGCTCTTTCCCATAAAAAGGTCTGGTGCAGTATAACTCTATTTACCGTTTGCGCCCACGTTTCAAATACTGTACCTTCAGCGTTTAAAGGCCTATTATACGTACGACGTGTTATTACTTGTGCTCTTGTACTTACTGCCATTAATTAGTGCTCCCAAACCCATTAACTCCACGAACAGTATTATTCCAATCAGAATCATTCTGTACAATAAAATTAGCTAGTACAATAGGTACTATTACTAGTTGGGCGATTTTTGTTGAACCTGCTTCTATTTTATACGGAACAGTACCGTCATTAGCTAGAATTACTTTTATATTACCTCTGTAGTCGGAATCAATTACGCCTACGCTATTCGCTAGCCTTACTCCAGTTACTCCTTGACTAGATCGACTAAACACCAATCCTACATAACCAACAGGTATTTTAACAGCTACTCCCGTATCTAACATAGAGGAATGTTGACCTGGCATTAATACATAGTCACTAGTGCATTTTAGGTCTGCTCCTGCATCTGACGGATGGGCTCTAACCGGCGTCAGCATTGGACTACTTACTTTAATATCTATATTCATTTAACTACTACAACTCCTAATATGTACACTAAATTAACTAGTACTGCTCCGTACATAGTGTATAAAAAATCTTTTCCAGAGGCTTCGCCTTTGCCACTATAAACACTATAGACTTCTTTAAAAGCAGCTAAGGCAGCTACGATAGTCATAGACACCGCCGGAGGCACCCACCATAAATCAGACATAGACCTAGCTAATAACATTAATACTAGGGATCCTAGTATTAGGCAAGTAGCCAGCAATTCTCCGTATACTACATGATTTGCGTAATCCTGTCTTAATAGAATTGCTTTTTTAATAGCGTTATCAATTATTTCCATCTAAATATTCCTTTAAGACTTTATCAATAGTGGCACAGTTTTCTTCGCCTAACGCTTCTGCACAATTAGACTGTAAATCCATTAGCCTATAGTTAAGAAGTAGTGCTTCAGCCCCAAAGTCATTAAGGTTAGCAATATGCTTATACTTGCTAGATATGGGCAAAGATGCAATAATATCGTAAGTAGAGCCGAATTCTTGAACAAGTGCAAAGGCTTTTTTAGGGCCAATACCTGATACGCCAGGTATGTTGTCGCCAGTGTCGCCAGTAAGACACTTAATACTAATATGATCATCGATGCTATAATCATAATGCTCATGCCAGTTATCATAAGTTATCTGCTTTCTAGTTACATAGGAAAATCTAGATACAGACTCACTTATAAGCAGATCCCAGTCTTTATCTGAACTAATAAGCCATATCTTGTTCTTTTTTCTACGCTTGTTTACTATATAAGCGGCAATGTCGTCTGCTTCGCATTTATCAAAACGTAGTAGTGGGTAGTCATGCCCCTCGGCATACACATCCATAACTCTCATAAACTCTTCAAAGAATACCTCGAATTCTGCGCGTTCTTGTTCAGTTTGTGTTTCTTGTTTATCTTTACGATTTTGCTTATATTCAGGAAATAAGTTTTTTCTATAGGAGCTACTACCAGCATCGCAGGTAATAATAACTTTAGCTGCTTTATAAGATTTTTTCAAGCTATCTACTGTATGTAAGTAATCATCTACGAAACTTTTAGCTTTAGAGTGTTTATATCTAAATGCTAAATTTAGGGCGTCTACCACCATTACTGTATTTGGCTCAGCGGTAGTCATTTGTTTAAAGCTTACTGTCATTTTATAAATTTAGGGTTATCATGTAATAGCCAATCTTCTAGAAGTGCAATATATAATTCATGCTCACCTACTTTGATAAAGATGTATCTGTAGTCGGAGTTTGGCATATCCTCGTAGCTAACAAATATTTTACTACGATTGAACTTAAAAATCAAGACAGGTTTTCTGCCTACCTGAATACCTTGCCTTGATGTTTGCTGCCACCATTCTATAACTTGAGGTAGCTTATGAGTCAGTATACCACTGTTTATATGATCTTCGGCGTAGTGCTTAACTTCTACACAATATAGGTTAGATTCCCCCGGTACGTATAAATCTCCTTTCAGCAGATGCTTAGGATCTAAAGCGCCCGACCCAGGAGTTCGTTCCCACGATAGTCCAGTGTGTTTCCTAAGTATATTACGTACGTCCGTTTCTGCTTTAGCGCCTTTAGCTCTTACATCTACCATTATTCAATCCTTGATACATTATTCTCCTTTACTACATTAATTTTTTCTAGTAATGGATGAGAGAACCCATGGCTGACAAGAATAGTATTTAAATGTTCTTCTTTTAATAGAACTTCTACTAATCTTTCTTTTCCGTCTACATCTAAGGACTCTACGGTTTCGTCTAATATAAGTAAATTAATAGTTGTATTAGACAACGACTGCATAAGCTTTCTGATAGCTAGCAGAGTAGATACGTTGACTCTTGCTAATTCGCCATTACTTAGTGCAAATATATCAATATCTACACCGTTATCAGTTATAATTACATCTAACTTATCCGCAGATGTAATCTTAAAGCCTAGTTGGAATCTACCATCGCTCATATCCAATAGATATTTATTAGTAATATCTTCTAGATCTTTGACTAAGGTTTCTATCTTATATGCTACCAGCCCTGTAGGGCTAAACGTTTTAATAAGTATTTGTAGATTAGATACCCTAATTAACTGTTCCTTTTCCTGAACCGTTAACTTCTCTAAGTCTTTCTCCATAGAGTCTTTTTGAGTAAGCATTACTTCTACCCTAGCGTTGTGCGCCGAAGCGCGCTGATTGTGCTTACTAGCCTTATCTATAGCACTAGAGTTTGCATCTATATTTGCTTTTAACAGTTTAATTTCGTCTTCGATAATAGAAGCTACTAACTGTGTTAGCGGTAAAGTTTTGTCTATTAATGCGTGATACTTTTCAATCTCCGCCTGTTTAGTTAGAGAAGTGTTATATTCTTCTAGTAACTTTTCTGCTGCTAGTTTTTCAGTAGTAATAGTTGATACTAACTGTTTTGCTGCTGGCAATGCTGCTGTGCACTCTTCTACTATTTTTTTCTTGTGGCTACTATCTATAGCCTGCCCGCAGCTAGGGCATTTGGATAAAATAGGTCCTGCGCCAGATATTCCAGTTTGTAGCTTAGTTACATGACTTTTAGCAGTAGCTAACCTAACACCTATTTCGGTAAGATCTATATTAGGGGCGCTGACAGATGTAAAAGATATACTTGATAATAGCTGAATATACTTATTATTTTGTACGATCTTTTTATTAGTACTTTCTAGCTTACTAAGATCTAACTGTTTTGCGGCTAGAGTAGTTGGGCTTATAGTATCTTTTTCTGGTATTGTTACTAATTCTATAGGAATTAGGTCTTCATTTTTAAATTTGGCAATCCATGACTTAACTGAATTTAGCTTAGCTTGTGTTATCTCTAGTTCTTTATTAAGCTCTTTTAGCTGTAGTTTAAAGAATTCGGCAGCCTTAGTATATTTGGTTAGATTCAGTAGATCGATTAAAAACTTTTTACGATTAGTATCTGTAGCAGTTAAAAACTCTAAACTAAATGGATCGCTTTGATACACTATCTGTGAGAAAGCTTTATGATCGATACCGAGTATTTCTTCTATCAGCTTGTACGTTGCTGTAGAGGTATGTCCACTTATATCTTTTCCGTCTTTTGTTAGCACTACTGTCTGCGTACTACCTCTTGTAGTAGTAATAGTATACAGACTCCCATTATTCTCAAAATCAAGACTAATAGTGTAGCTCTTAGACTTAACATATCTATTTAGTACATTGGTACGCTTTATACCTTTAGAGTTTTTATTAAATAAAACTTCTTCTAGAATAGAAGCGATACTGCTTTTACCGTGTCCGTTTTTGCCTACTAATTGTAATAAAGGGCATGCGTCTAAACTTATGGAGTTGTTATCTCCATATGAAAAAGCGTTAGACCATCTAAGTTTAATTAATCTGGTCATTAATAAGAGCCCTTAGTTGCTCGTATCCGCCTATCAACTTACCATTGATAAGTATCTGCGGTATAGATTTAGCACCGTTAGTAGCTTCGAAAAACTCTTTTTTGCTATCAATACCCATTATAGCTCTATACTCGTAAGCTAATCCTTTAGAATCTAATAGGCGTTTGGCCATATCACAATACCTGCAATTGGCTTGGCCCCATACAATTATATTAGTCATGGTCGACATATTTCGAAAACTCCATTATTAATTCGTTAACCTTGTACTCGTCTAATTCTAGAATATATAGTAAGTACTCGCGTACTTCATCAGCTAGACTCATATCAGCTGCTAGTATTAGAGCTATATCTGATACTCTACGTAAAACTTTCTTATCAACTAGTTCGCTGCTTTCAATCATAGAAAGCTCACTTACATCACCTTCTACTTCATATACTACGTGATCGTATTCTCCGGCTGGCATTGGCTCGCCTGCTCGGATTGTTTTACGAATAAGTTGCGGAAGTTCGAGCTTGACCCACCTATGATCAAGTGTAGTAGTATCAATAATGATAACACCCGTATCGACACGGCTGCGATGGAATGAAGTAGTGACGGGGGATCCAGGATAAAGAATATTGCGCTGGCAATTATCATAAGAATGGAGATCACCAGCGAGGACCACTTGCCATCTATCAAATAATTCCAGGGAAACCTCAGGCTTGACATGGGGCGGTATTTCTCCTCTTACGTGAGTGCATAAAATATCTCCGTGAAAATCTATATCCGCCGGATGATACTCTTTCAGCTTATTATAGGGAATGAAGTCTATATTCTCGTAGCTATAGAAATCATCAATAATCTGTATCTTAGGATTCAGTCTACTAGTTACTTTCTTTAGATTAGTAAGAAAGGTAGTATTTTTCTTAAGAGCCTCATGATTCCCACTATAGATAAAACACTTGGATTGTATAGCTTCTATTAGATCGTAGTATAGCTCTAATTCTTCCATACTAGGTATCTTATCAAAAATATCCCCACCTAGTATGGTTAAATCTACCTTGGCGCTGAGATCTTTGAGTTGACTAAAGAATAACTTAAATCTATTTTTTGACCATTCCGTAGGTACACCCTTCTGTCCTAACTTTAAATGAATGTCTGCTGTGAATAGTATTTTCATGTGTATAATCTAATTATATGAAAGTCTTCCGACACTAATCTAGCAGGTATTAAAACACTAAGTAGTAATTTATAGAAATCTTCTGGAGTCTCTCTATATTCATCAAATATAACGCAATTTAGTTTTAATCCACTAAAACTACGTCCCATGAATTTACGTCTTTCAACTTCGTAATCAAAATAACTACTTAAGTAGTTGCCATACATTAAGGAAGACGTACTGGTATGTATTTTATTAGCTGCGTAAGTTTTACCACTGCCTCTAGGTAGCTGTAATGCTATAGTTCTGTATTGTCGAATTTGTTGTGTAAGACCTATATAATTGCAAGTACTAGAGGTGTCCACCATATACTTTCTAGCATCTTTTATAAAATCAGTAATGTGCATTTATGTATCTCCAGTGAGAAAAGCCCCCTATAGGCTCAACCTTAGGGGGCTTTTTATTTTTATAGATCCGATACGGCTTCGGCAGCTTCAGCGGGAACTTCTTCCTCGGCTTGAGCGCCCTTAGCGATCTTTTCTAAAGTGGCTAATACTTCTTCCGGAGTTGCCCTAGGGTACTTAGCGTCAATACCCGGATCCGCAGCAATTGCGGCTAGCTCTTCAGCCGTTAGTGCACGACGCTTGCACTTCAGGGCGGCTAAGGTATACTCAACGTTGAAAGTGTGCGGGCCAGTTTTAACTCGCTTGAACACAATATCCCACCCTGTTTCAGGATCTGTAGGATCACCTAATTCTTCCGCTGCGGTTTTGATTTGTTCAAACAGCTTCTTCTTAAGGTTCAGTACCTTAACAGCTCCGCCATTCTTAACGTCAATACAGTTAATACTGTACGACCAGCTGCACTTAAGATCAGGGTAAAACTCTGGAACGTGATCAACTACTAAGTTGTTGAACTTTTCCTTCTCACGATCAAATGCTAGGCACTCAACAGGGATATCTTTATTATTAGTACCCTTTAACCAATATAGATATCGCGGCAAAATGCCGCCAAAAATACGTACAACGTTATCGCCATCAACGTACTTGTATGAGTCTACCTGAGACTTAATCGCTTTGCCTTGAGTATTGCCGAATGCTAATGCCATTTTCTTTCCTTATTTGCTCTTCAAATTTAAACAGAATATCTGTTCTAGTGATTTTTAATAGTGGATTTAATACTAGACTGGAATAATCTAAATCAGGATAATAAGACTTAGGTAAACTTAAAACACCGTACTCTTTGAATAGAGTATAGTCTCGTCTACCTGCTAGTTTTATATATTGTATGATTAAAGAAGTCTCAAAGTGTTTAGGAGCATTAAATAAAGGCTCCGGCCATACTATGAAACTATTTCCGTATAGATTTAGTTTAGGTATTAAATGTTGTTTTTTAGGTATTTTCTTATAATAGTGATTCGATAATAGTGATATAAAACGACTATCACTACCTGCAGCTTCTAGCTCTAAATTATAAAGGTTAAACATTAAAGCCATAACTGCCTCATCGAACATTTATTATACCATTTACAACTTGCATATGCAAGTATAAATTTTATATGCTAACTACTTCCCAGCCTTTATCCATATAAAGACCCAGACGAACATTATTCTGTTTCTTGTCTGCGGGGCCAGAAAACTGTAGGTCTATAATAATAGGGTCTAATTTATTAGGGTGCCTTCTCATAATACGTCCGGCTAATTGTTCTAATAGCGCCTCGTTAGATATAGGAGTAGCTAAAATTAGACAGCTAAGAATATTTACTGAGATACCTTCCGAGAATATTTGTCTCGAACCAGCAACGATGGAAGCTTTGCCACTTTCAAGTTTTGATTCGATTCCGTTACGTTCCTCAAGTGAGGTTTCGCCAATAGCCAGCACACATTTTTCACCTATAATATCCTTTATATTCTGTAAAAATTCTGTTCTATCGGCTACTACTAGTACTTTATGTCCCATAGCAGCCTGCGTTTTAGCTATAATAGCTACGTATTCTTGGTAATCTGGATCGTAAAGTAGATTATTTATCTTTTTGGCCCATACAGCTCCTGGAGTTAAGGATACTCCTGTACGTAGTAGTTTGACAGTAGGATTTACTGTATTATTTTGAGGAGGCACAAATACTTTATTTCCAAAGTAATCAGCAAACATTATATGTTTGCCGTCTTTTCGTTTCATTGTACCACTTAATCCTATACGATATCTAGCATGCATTATATCTATAGCTGTAGTAAATGTAGAAGCAGGGCAGTGGTGAGCCTCATCCATTATTACAGTGCCAAACTCTTTGCTTAACTCTTGTGCATACTTAGTAAATGTCTGAATATTAGCCACTACAATAACGTGATCTATATCGTAACTACTAGAGCCTATTATACCTGCCTGCATACCAAATAGCTTTTCTACTTCGCTTATCCACTGATCTCGTAGAAATGTATTATGCGTTATGATAAGCGTTTTCTGACCTAGTTTCATTGCTGCGTATAACGCTATAAATGTCTTACCCCAACCAGGTAACGCATTTATAAAGCAGGTGTCTTCCAGCTCATCAAATACTAGCTTTTGGTCATCTCGTAGCTGTAGCCGCGGAGTCGGAAAAGGCATAGAATTAGTAACTCTTTTGTCAACAATTTCATAGTCTTCAGGAATAAGATCAAGTCTACCTTGCGGTATACTTAACACATCTCTAGGAAAACTAGTGTAATTACGTATAATTTCTATATGCTTTTTTACACTACCTTGCGAACCATACTTTTGCTCTAATTTATATGTAAGGGCTTGTTTTATAGAATCGAAACCTTCCTTAGGCTTACCTAAGTAGATTCTATTTGATATTACGGCTTTCAATATATATTTGCTCTAGTTATAAGGCCCATACGTCTAGCAGTATCAATCATGTTGCCGGTACCTTTACTAGTGCCATCCCATACAGCTAGTAAGCCGTCCGCATATCTAGCCATATCCAGATTACGCATTATTCCAGCTTTTCTACCATACTTAGCCCATTCAGCAGGCATTACTACTAAAGGTACACCGAAAGCTTTAGCGTAGGATTCTCCTAAACGATCCACTCCCGCAGCTCCACCCGATACTATCTCAGTTATAGGAGCAACGGTAGAATCCCATAAATAAATTAATCTATGTACGTATTCTTCATCGGTAATAGTTCTACTACCTGCTACAATTAGTTTCATATTCGTCTAGTGGTGTTATCATACTTAGTGTCGTAAACGCCGTACAATATAGACATTGCTCCTATTGTTAGAATTCCGGCGTATTTCTCTTGGGGTGTTGGCGCATAGAGCGATTTATACCTGGCAGTAGAACCTTCCAATTCTAATAAGGCACCACCTGTAGAAATAGGAATTACTTTACTAATTCGTTTAAAGTTTAGCTTAGCGGACTGAGTTTTCTTGTAGTTAAAAACCATCCCATTATTATCTATAAACCAGGTTTTACTAGTAGCCAATTTAATCATGTCGCCTAAAAAAAATATAGCTTTACTTAATCTACGCATGCGTACTCCGTCGCGTAGAAGGGACACCCTTCTAAGTCCGAGAGTGTCCCCCTCTATATTTTTGTCATCAACAATAACTATATTAGTTATTGTTTTCCCGTCTTCTTCGTGTATTGTAGCATAAAAAGTTACTTTATCTACTGTAAGTGGTTTACTTAGGCCCAACAGGAATACGGGATAAGCTACCTGACTCAAAGCTGTAATACTTGTCAAATTTTCCAAATGAATAGTCCTGTCCTACTTCTTGATCTACTCCGATTGGAGTCATCGGAATAGAGCAGCCTCGATCTTTTTGAGTTTCTCTACGAAGTATAGCGCAATACTCTTCAACATCTTCATCTTTAACTATAGCGACAATAGAGTCGTGTACTAACATGAATATCTTAGCATCTAGATGCTTAATAGCGTTAGCAGTATCTATTGCTCCTAGTAAGTTAACATCGGAACAAATAGACTGTACTTCAGAGTTAATTCCTGAGCGAACTTCGTGTGCTGCAATACCCTTATCAGAAGAAAATACATTGATTAGTCTACGCTTACGACCAAAGAAGGAATATGTAAACCCATTAGCTCGTATAAAACTTTCTCTATCTTTTAGCCACTTCTTTAACTTATTGAATTTAGTAAAATAAGTGCTAATATCTTCCTTAGCTCTATCAATACCATAGTACTCACCGGTTGCTTTACTAACAGTGTCACTTACTTTTTGTGGGCCCGATCCATACAGAATACCAAAAGAAATAGCTTTAGCAGACTGTCTCATGTCTGGGTATAGTTCTTTAACGTCCTTAGCTTCGCAGGGTAAATCAAATACCATTTTAGCAATACTGCTGTGGAAGTCTCCACCCTTATCCACGAATACTTTTTGTAGATTTTTATCTCCGCTCAGTACAGCTGCGTAATACATCTCCCCTGTTTGCAAGTCCTGAGAGACTATTTTATACCCATCAGGGGCTACGATACAGCCCTTAATGATTGGATTGTCTCTAGGTATTTGTTGCGCGTTAAATTTACCACTACTAGACAGTCTACCAGAAGTAGTAAATATAAGATTGAAGTTTGTACGAATTCTACCATCTCTATCTATCTGAGGCAGAATTTTACTTATGTAAGTATTTTTAATCTTAGTAAGTTGACGCACTTTAAGAATAGCCGCCGGAAGAGGGTGGTCTTCACTCAACTGTTCTAATACTTCTGCGTCAGTAGAGATAGCCCCCGTTGCTGTTAGCTTACCTGTAGGAGTAAGGTTTAGATAGTCAAACAATACCTTACGTAGCTGCTGAACAGAGTTAGGGTTAAAGATCACTCCTTGCTCTTGCTCAAACAAAGCTATTTCAGGAAACTCATAAATAGCTAACCTAGCCGCATCAATCTCGTTATCTAGATAGGTATCGGCTACTCTCATACGCTTAATACTAATAGGTATACCTACTTCTTCCATATCATTAAGAAACAAAGTACCTGGTAATAGTAGCTTGTAATAAACCGAGCTAAACTTTACGTTTCCATCTATAATAGGCCTGAACTTATAATAAAGTTCTAGAGTAGCTGTAGGGTCTATAGCCGCGTATAAGGAAATAATTTCAAACGGAATTAAATCCCAAGTAAAATCGTCTCGAAGAATTGAATGGGTAGAACAGTACGATGAAATAAATTCGGATAGATCCGCATCGTAATCTCCGTATTCCGTGTATTTAAGCGCCAAAGGCTTTAAACCGTGTGATCCGTTTTCGTCTAGAATGTAGTGCATAACCATTGTATCGTGAACATGGTCTCTGCGAAATTTAATGCCAAAATGATATTCTATCATTTTGAAGTCAAATTTCAGGTTATGAAATACAATTTCCTTGGTATCAACAATTTCTTGATATATACCTAATAGTTCGTCGTCTAAAACATCTGATAAAATATATCTACCATAACCCTTTTTATAGGATAGAGACATACCTAAAATATGCCCATCCCTAGGGTAAAGTGCAGTTGTTTCAGTATCTGTTGCTACTGCCGGGGCATCACTGTGTAGAATTTCCAGTAAGAATGCTTTAGCTTCTTCTCTATTGTCTATACCTTTAAAGTCTCCGGCAGTATTACGTTTAATACCGTTAGAAACATATAAGTTAATTCGTTCTACTGCCCTATCAAAGTCTTGTTTACCTTCTGGTTTAAACAGTAGCACCGCTGGATTAGTAAGAGCTACAAATTTATCTTTAATTAACTGCCCTGCATAATTTGTAACACTAGTAATTTTTGCGTACTCTTTAGCCGCTTCAGATCCTACCAATATAACTAGATCATAGTAGCTTAAATCAATTTCTAAGTCTACATCCCTTTTAAGTAGCTTTTGTACTGGAACACTGGACATATGAAAGTGTTCGTAACTAAATGAAAAGTATTTACTATAGTCATTTCTAGAAGGGGCTTTATCAATTATTGCTATTTTCATGTATGTATTTTTTATATATGTCTACTTGTGACTGGTTCAGGTTTCCTGGGTCTAGCTCGTCTTCTAACTCTAGAATATACACTTGGAAACCTAAATCTTCTAGAATAGGCGTGAGCTCCTTCATAGAGTTTCTGCCTGCGTCATCCCCATCAAACATTAGGTATAGCTTATGAATACCTTGAGCTTTTAAAGGAAGCAGCATATACTTGGCTTCCTTTTTTAGAGTATTAGTTCCAAAACAACAAACTACATTTTTTATACCTTTGTCGTATAGATTTAACATATCAAATATGCCTTCTACAAGAACTGCGCTAGTAGTAGCTTCTTCAAATATCATAGGGTAGCAGGGTACAGGCCTGCCAGAAGGAAATATCTCGTAACGCTTCTCAGCATTACTAAGTACATGCCTACCTAACAGTACTACACATTTGCCAGTAATATCTCTTATAGGAAAACATACTCTATCCTCTAGCTTTTCCTCTCCGGTAGTATAAAAAGCTTCAAACTTTTTAAGAGTACTTACGGATATACCCCTAAAGACTTTAGTGTAAGGGTAAGAATCTTCTGGTAAAGAGACCTCCGAAACTGTAGCAAGCTCGAGTAATTTGGCTTTTAGCTTAGAAACTTTTACAGGAATTGGTGTAGTTAATATACCATAGTGTCTGAATAGGTTTCTTTTCCATCCGCAGGCAAAGCAGTGCGCAATACCTGTAAGCTTATCAATTCTAAGGGACGGACTAGAATCGTCATGCTTAGGGTTTAAGCACCGTATTAGATAGTCCCTACCTGAGACGGTAAAGGCTAATTTTTGATTATTTAATAGATTTAGTACCGCGTCACTCATTATTACCAAGGAGCGTCAACAGCCCCTTCTCCTGTTTTGTGAGAAGTTTTTTCTTTCTTCTCACTTTTCTTTTCTGCTTTTTCTGGCTTGTCGATAGAAATTGGGGATATATTTAAAGTATCCCAATCAATTGGACTGGTAAAGCTAATAGGAGGACCCCCACGAATTTTAGTCGTATGGAAAGACATAGCCTTAGCCTCTTTCTCGTGAGACTCCATAACAATAGCAATATCCGCAGCGTCTAGAATGCCTTTAGCGAATCTAGCCTCTCCTGAAGCATCTATCTGGTAAGGTGAAAACATAACTACGTCATGTTTTCTAGCAAGCTCCTTAAGACGTTTAGATATAATTATCTGAGGTTTCCAGTCAAACTGATCTGTACCACCACCATCATGCACTATCTGATTTAAGTAGTCAACAACGCAAACTGTAAGTTTATCCCCGAATTTAGCCTTTAGCTTACCTAAATGTAGATCTATAGATGTAAGAGTCAAAGCTCTATCATCTATTATGATTATCTGATTATCTGGTTTTAGAGATTTTTCTCGTACTAGTCTAGATTCGAACTTGAACTTATCGCGCGAGTATATATATTCTTGAACTAAGTCATCTGCGTCCTGAAACATTTCTGCTCTAGACTTAATAACCTTTAATAGGTCATCTTCAGACAAGTTATTCTGCTTTAGTCCCATATAAGGCACATCAGCTAAAATAGCTTGATTTCGTTCTAACACTTCGTGCGCAATCATTTCGATTGTAAATAGTACAGCAGTATTACCACTTCTATACTGATTAGCACATATATTACTAGATGTAATGGATTTACCAGCTCCCCGCGGGCCACCTAGAAGAATTAGTTCCTGTCTAGCTACACCGCCTAGTACGCTGTCAAATACGTTATTTAGTCCAAGGTACACTCTATCACGCTTTAGATCGTCTGGAGACTTAAACAGCATGATATCCGCCATGCTATAAACACCCTCAGTAGTTAGAGTTTTCTCATCTAACTTTAGTACTATATCGGCTAAGTTGTCTTTTATTTCCTGCGTGTCATACAAAGGTAGTTTATCAATAAACTTATCTAATAAGTGTACTGTCTGATCCTGTGTATATTGATCAATTAATGCATCTAAAGCTACTTCTGCACTAATATCGGGCTCGTCTATTAGTTTAAGAATAGCTAAAGTATTTTTTGCTACTCCTTCTCTAACTTCTAGATCGAGCTCTTCGAAAGATGGTAATAATCCGTAGCGGTCATAATGCTTAGAAATGGCACTATACACGCTAGAATAAGAGGAGTCTACAAACGCTAGCTTTAATTTACTCCATATTTCTAGATCACGTTCAGTCAGTAGCTTGTTTAATACAACTGCACTGCAGTCCATTATGCTACGCGTCCTTCATTGTCTATAATAACTGCATCTAGAAGTTCTTCTAACTTCTTTAAAGTTTCAGCTCTTAATAGTTGTAGGTCTTGTTGATAGCTATACTTACTGTCATATAGTATAGATAGCTGCCTATGAGTAATTACTTGCTGAATTCCGAAGTATATTAGGTCGTGTGGCGCAAATGAGTCAGGTTGAACCTGAACTTTTGCTGACTTGCCATAAGTCTGGTGGGCTAGTTTTACAGCCTCTTCAACAGTAAGTATTGTATCGTCATGATAATTTATTGTTACATGCATTTTTATTATCCAAATATTTAATATAGTCCAAATCCATAACTGGAGAAATGCATATTATTTCTTCATATGTATCAGGATATCCTACAGATACCACTCCAGCTCTATAGCTTATTGATAAGCAGAAGTCTGCTGTTTTCGGTAGCTGTGAAGTGTCTATAATTAGTTCGCCAATAGGAGCGTTATAATCAAAACTAAGAACAACGGGTATCTTTGTATATTTAGTGCTCATTATAATTCTCCAATGCTAAAAGGCCGGAGGGGTAAGTCTCCGGCCTTTTAAATTACCTAATATTAGGCAGTAACAGTTGCTGCTTTATTTGCAAGCGCTTTTTCTTTCTTTGCAGCGCCATCATAATCTACAACCTTAATACCACGACGGGTCAGTAGAGTACGAACACCTCGTTCGGTCTTATCGACTGCCTTGGCAATATCAGCCACGGTCATCTTTGACAGAGCGTCACCAAGAGCCACAACAGGGTCAACGTTGTCCTTAGCATGGCTCTCCTTCTGCGAAGGAATCTTTTCTAGCTTACCACTACGAGTAAGAGAAAGAGCCTTGCCGCGTACGCTAGCAATTTCCTTGCCCAGAGCCGCAGCAATGTCTTCGATGAAGCTACCACCCAATGCCATAGCCAGGAACTTAACTTCTTCGGCTTCCGTATAGGTACGGGCAGCCTCCACCTTTTCGGCGGGCTTTACGTGGCTAGTTAGTTCCATAGCCAGTAACTTACCTTGAACTTGCTTGGCACTGAAAGCGCCTTGAGCAAAATGCTCAGCAATTTCCTTATAGGTAAAGGTTCCGCTGTTTTCGGTAACAAAAGCCTTAAGCTCGTCACTTTGTTCAGCGTTAAAGGTAGGAACCTTTTCCTTAGCCATAGAAGCTACTTCGTAGTCCATTTGACGCAGCTTAGCGGCAACGGAACGTACAGAAGTACCGATAGCTGTAGCTAGGCTTTCTACAATAGCGGCTGATACCGGACGCTCAGTACCTACACCAGCGACTAGGGTCGCAACAGTCTCATCAGTCCACTTCTTATTAACAGTTTCAGTCATTTAATGCTTTTCTTTCAATTAGATCATTTAGATCGGTTATAATAGTAATGCCGTATTTTTCGGCGGTTTGTCGTTTGCTAGATGCAAGATTGCCTTCATCAACTAGATAATCCGTAGTTTTTGTAACGGAGTCTACTAGACGGAATCCAGCAGCTCTGAGAATTTCCTCAGCATCCGCCTTCTTCTTATAGGACTTTAATTTTCCAGTAATACACACAGTTTTAGAGTTCTCTGAGGCACTACTTTTATTCGATACTTGGTATGTAAATGGAAGAAAGGGTATAATTTCCTTACCTTCTGTATTCATCCAATTCATTAGGTTTTCAGTAACTTTGTCACCTAGACCTGCTTCTTTACATTTTTCCGGAGTAATTTCATGAATATTAGAAATTACCTTACTTAGCTTAGCTGCTGCAGTTTCACCAAATAAGGGAATAGACATAGCTGCAAGCACTGTTTCCAAACTAGCATTTCTACTTTTTAGAACTTCATCTTGCAGTTTAAGCGCTACTTTTTCTCCGAGTACCTTTCGGGCCTCTTCCCAATCAATATAGTACACTTCTGTGAGCTCTTTTAGTTGCAGTTTTTTAACTGTAACTGGGCCCATACCTTTAATACTTAACACTTTACAAAAGTGTTCAATCTTTTTATTGATCTGAGCTGGGCACGCAGTATTCCTACAGAATAATTGGTCTTTGACCTTATCTAGAGTGTAGGAACATGCCGGGCATTCAGTAGGTTCGTCGATAAATGTTGTGTTTGCTTTTTGCGTCGTCATGGTATTATTATAATACGAAAGCATTTATAAATCAAGTCTATTTTTTCTACCCTGCTTTATACACTACTTGAGGGATAATTTCGCCAGCCCTAACTATGCCAACAATATCACCTATGTACAAATCGAGAGCACGTATATATGCAATATTATTTAGAGTAGCTCGACTAACTAAAGCATCTCCTACCATAACAGGTTCTAGAATTGCTACTGGAGTAACTTTACCGCTTTTACCGGTTTGCCATTCTACATTTAATAGAACAGTTTCTACAGCTTCTTTACGTTCTTTAAGAGCGTAAGCTCCTTTAGGATGCTTAGAGGTATACCCTGCGTCTGTAAATTCACTCTGAGAATTCAATCGGTAAACAATACCATCGCAAGGATAGATATTGTGAATTTCAGGGTCTTTAACAGTATTAAACCCTAAGGCCGACAGCAGTCGCATATCCGTAGAAAACTTACCCGTAGGGGAAGGCTGTATACCATAAGCAAAGAAGGTAACCGCTCTAGTGCGGAACTCATCAGAATCTTTCAGATTCAGACTACCTGCGGCATAGTTTCGAGCATTTTCAATATGCTTGGGGGCAGCAAGTTCACCAGTAATCTGATACACTCCTGAGCCTAGCGGAGAATCTATTAGATTAGTTGGCACTAGAGTAGTAGTTAGGAACTTATCGGTTACAATAGTGCCTTCTGTGCCGTTTCCTCGCGTCAGCGAGCGTACTAGGGATCCGTTAATAAATAGATGAGATACTGCTGCGCCGTCTATTTTTGGGGACCTATCCACGTCTCCAACTAGGCCAGGTGGTTTACCTTCGCCTTCATAGTACTTTTGCAGGCTATACATAGGAAAATAGTGCTTTTCAATATTTTCATGCTGCTTGGCGCCTACCTCTGAAAATCCTGCTGCATTTGCTAAAGCATCAAACTGTTCGTCGCTAATAACCGGCTCGCCGGCGTAATACATTCTAGCACAATGGCTTAGATACTCATGTAGTTTGCTCATTACTTAAATCTTTGCCGTATTGATTGATTATCTCTAATGCTTCAGCTTTAGCACATATTTCTGTTAGTCCAGATAATAGAGCGTATATTACTGGAATAGACGCTGGAATAGATATACCTTCTTTAGAAGGCAAATACCCTTCGTCATAGGACATAAAGTACTTTCTAACATGAATGTACTCTATATCTCTAAAACTATTAACTACTAGGCGTAATTGAAAACCTTTTTCTGGATTCTCATATAAGATTTTTTCGTATAGTAATTCTTCAGACATTTACGCCTAGCTTTCTAAGATGGTCTAGAGAAGCTAGTTCACAAGCTTCTTGATAGGCAAATTGTTTTTGCCTATCAGACATTAGGTAAATACAGTAAATGCCAGGTTTAAATTCACTACGAATTACGGCCAGAGAATCATATCGCATGCTGTAGACTTTTTCTCCCACTTTAAAAGAGTCTCTACAGGCTTCATCTGGAACTAGTCCAGGCTTGAAGTAGTCTTGTGGCACGCTTCTTAAAGGTACTCCGTTAGTTCTCAGAATGCTATTTACAAACGTAGCGCCCCGATAAAGAGAATCTGCAATAGACTCTACAGTACGACCTTCTAGATAGCCTTCAATGGCGAATACAATTTCAGCAGTCGTAGCGGGTTTACCTCTACGTTCTGCACGCTTTTCAGCGTCTTTGCGCTTTTTCTCCAAGTATTTCTCTATCAGGGTACCTAGCCTGGTAGTATTATATGAAATATTTAGTATTGCGCAGGCGTCTTTCTTAGTACCTTTATTGGCAAGTAGTTCTATTACACGATCCATACTGGCATCGTCTAGTCGTTCGGTGTCACCGTTTTTTGATTTACGTGTTGCCATAACAAAAAAGGCTGCACATAGGCAGCCTGTATCTATTAGTTACCTAGAACGGTAACGAAATATGCAGCAGCCTTGCCGGTCATCTTAGACACAATCTCTTCGTCTACAGTCTTGCCGCGAGCCTTAATAGCCACGCGTAGTGTCTCTAGCTGAGATTCTTTGGATACGCGCTTAGCGCCTTCTCCGTCTGTCTTCTTGCCTGCAGTAGTGCCTGTTGCAACTTCTTTCTTAACATAGACATTTGCCTGCACCAGTACTTGACGAACACCGTTAGGAGTCATATCTTCGTAACTGTCAGCAATGTCCTTCATGATTTCTGCATTCGTTTCCGCAGTGGGATCCGAAGTAAGATAAGCTTCTACGATTTCTTTTTTAAGTTCTGGGGTCCAAGTCGTCATTTACTACCTTAATGTATTGTTTTGTTGGGTTTTGGGTGAGCCACAAGCTCATATTCTAATAGCTTGTCGTACATTATACAATAAGACACACACAAATACAAGAGAGAATTTGTCGGTACCAAACTATCCGGGAGGACCTCTGGAGATACCTCTTGTTCACCTGCAATAGATAGAGTTTTCTGTATTACATTTTCAGAAAAAACATAATACTGACTTAATTTATCTAAGTCTACGGTTCGGAATGGTTTAGTTGTCATATATGGTGCTCCAAGTTAGAATCGAACTAACTTCTGATGCTTACAAGGCAACTGTACTACCAATGTACTATAAGAGCTAATTATTGGCGACGAGCCAGAGATTCGAACTCCGACCACACGGCTTTGGAGGCCGGTATGCTGCCGTAACACCTGCAAGTCGCTGATTTAGATTTCTGTCAGATCTGAAATATTTTCGGCTTTAAACTGACGATAGTTATGCTTAATGTCGTACTCTACTTGAAGAGCCTTTAGATCTGCCAAGTATTCATCATACAGATTAGCTGCGTCTGCTGCAAAGTTCTGAGCCTTTTCCGGAGGCATAGAACTTAGGTCAATACCAGCGTACATAGTACCACCAGGAGTAACTAGTGCTAGCAAAGTGCGCTCAGAGGTATCGCCGTTGTCTTTAGTATACGTAAACGTGAAAGTTTTCATTTAAAGTTTTTCCGATTTAAGTATATATTATAGACTATTGACCACTGCGTGTCAATATATATTTTTTAATCCTTATTTAAAAATGCTTCAATAGTAGCATCAATAAAGACGTCACTGTTATAGTCAGATACTAATATCCCTACCAGTACGGGAGCCAGAACAAGGCTTAGTAAAAATATAACTGTAACTGTAATACCCTTATACTCTATGAGATTATTTTTTTTACCGTCTACGTCTTCAACAACGGAGAGTATGTGACTAAATAAGTATATATGAGCTACTATTGCAGTAGTTAGACAAAACATTAGATAAGCTACTAACATTAGCTAGGTAGCACAATACGAACACGCTGACCAATGGAAAACAAGCTGCCTTGCTTTTTAGCTTCAATAACTTTCTTAGGCAGAAACTGGTCCTTATGATCCTTAATAGCCACAAGCCATGCGTCAATATCGGAACTAAGAATATTCTTATTGTACTTGCCCATGAATTGCTTCATTAGTTGTGCAATTCTAATAGATGAATGGCTCCAAACCGGCACTTTAGGAGTCTTCCTAGGAATTCCCTTATCTTGTAGTGCCAGCTCAATTTGCTTATTTTCCGGGTTGCGCTTCAGCGCACGAGCCAGCTTACGCTTACGATTGGTCTCGTAAGAATTGGAGGTTTTGTAACGAGTAAGACCTGCCTTACGACCGCTGCCCTTAGGCGATTTATTAGACATTATACTAATTTAATTTTAGGGTTGTTGAAAATTGAGGGGAACTTGGGGGCAAGAGCAGAAATAGCGCTTAATGCAATAGCGGCATGTTCACGCTGAGTACCGTTGCCTTTTCGTAAGTCACAGTAGTGATACCAAGAACGAATAGTGCCAGCCATGTATAACTTAGAATTAGTAATACCTTCTGGTAGAGGAGCACGTGCCTGCTCTTTAGCAATACCCTTAGCTAGGGCTTCACTGTAAACTTCTGTAGCTAGCGTCCACACTTGTAGTTGACGGGCTTGCCACCAGGCTTCTAATTCTTTATCGTCAGTTTCAATAGAATTCTGACGATTTTTATCATCTTGAAGTCTAGCTTCTCTGAAAGTATGTCCTAGTTGCGTAGCTTCTGCGTACCTTTGGCTAAATTCCTGGAAAGAGAAACTGCGATGCCTTAGCATTTGTCGAGCAATATCTCTAGTCGTAGTAACCTCTAGGGTGGCACTAACCATTTCTAATGGCGACCAGTGCTTGTTGTTAATAAGATAAGCAATAAGGCCTGGAGCAGTCAAAGTATTATGCTGATTAGCAGGGTTCGATACTCTAGCAGCATAAGCAATGAATTCATCTGGTGTCTCTATGCCTTCCACTAGAGGTACCGTTAGAGCTACTAGTTTTGTTGATACTGTCAAGCTAATTCCTTATATTCTTCTAGTCGGGCCTGCTCTATCTCTTCAGGCGTGTATTTGTAGTCGTTTGGCGCCTCGAACATTGCAACCAAAGTATTTCCCTCATAGATTGAGAGTGTATTGTTTTCGTTATTAAGTAGCGCAAGTCTCATAGGTTTTTAACTGCTTAAGTAGTTCATGCCATTCTTTATACATGCTGGCAAGGGTATATTCAACTTCTTTAATTTCTTCAGTTAGGATATCCTTACGAATATTCAGTAAGGACTTGTCAGTAAAATCTACTGCTTTGGCTTCCATTTTTTAACCTCTTCAAGTGACATTGGTTTGTAATTTGTTTGCTCAACGGATACGCAAAAGTACCTATCGTCGGTGGCATCGGTATTAGTACTACCGTGCATTCTCATTACACGATTAGCATGAAGATGCCCATGTACATTGAAGCCCCAGCGAGCCAGGCTAGCAGGATGCACAGGAATATGGGTAAGAAGCAAACCATCAAACTGATGAACACCCCTAACATCATCAAAATATCGTTGATAAACTGATAGGTCTTCGAGGTCATGGTTACCTTTAATTAGGACTTTATTGCCATTCATCTTTTCAAGCCAGTGGAGGTGCTTTTTATGAAAAGTTACGTCTCCTAATACGTAGACGCGGTCACCTGCTTTTACCAGCTTGTTGTGTTCCTGAACCATGTGTTCGTCAGCTTCCAAAGAACACGAAAAGGGCCTTAACGGAGAACCGTCGGCCCGTTTAAACTTAACATAGGGGCTTTCGTGCCCAAAATGGTAGTCTGCAATTAGAAAAATATTTTTGCTCATTTTGGTCTATGTCTAATATCGTACACGATATGTTCAATCTTTTCTCGTACGATAATGACATTATATTTGAATTGAAGTGTATGACATGCAGCGCTTAGAAACTCTATGGCCTGATCCAAAGTAGCAGCATATTTAGTTAAATAGTAGTATGTATCATTACCTAGAACGGGATCACGCATAATCTCGCTAGTCTTCCAGTGTAGTTCAGCTGCGGCGAAGGCCGCCTGCTTGGCTTGGCTAGTATAGCAAGTGATATGAATTTCGTAAAGTAGTTTAGACATTGTAGTTTAATTTTGGCGGATATCTGAGGAATCGAACCCCACCCGGTTGCCCAAGCGTAACGCTTTCCAAGCGTACCGTGGTCCATACACGTTAAGACTCCGTTGTTTGGCTGGCACCGACCCTTTTCAGGGCCCCAATATACACCCCGGAGTGTATATTGTCAGAATATACTAAAGCACCAATTGTTTTGGCGAGAGTGTGCAGGTTCTGATTCTGCTCGCGATACCTTACGGTCTGCTCTACTTATGAGCTAAGCACTCTCATTATTTGGCGACGCATGGGAGAATCGAACTCCCGTAAGCGGATAGACAATCCGCAGTAATGACCTCTATACGAATGCGCCATAATTTTAGTATACAATCTCAGTCGGAGGTCGCTGAGCCTGATTAGAGACGTAAGCGCTTACGCTGTATACTAAAATTATGGCCCTACCTCTTGGAATCGAACCAAGTTCAACGGCTCTTCAGACCGCCGCTATGACCACATCAGCTAAAGCAGGATTGTGGTAGTTTAGTCTGATAACTACCAAGAGTTGACCCAATGATCTGTTGGGATTTTAAGTCTCACGTTGACTGGCTGTCTATTCCAGCTTGCCTTCCTCATAGTTTAACGTCTGCGGATGCGCGACGGCTGAACGTAACAATTATCGCTAAAGCGGATACTGTCATCTGGTTACAGCTTATTTTGGTACCCCCGGTCAGACTCGAACTGACATACCCCGCCGTGTAAAAGCAGCGCTTGAACCTCTCAGCTACAGGGGCAAAACTTTACAGAGCCTGAATTGCAGGAGCTGCAGGAACCATAGAACCACCGGTCAGCTGCATCACGATAAAGGCTTTACCAGGATACATACCAGCTAGACGCGCAGACTCGCGGTCGGCAAGAATCCTGTTAGGGTGAGTAGTAGGACGAGCACTGATAGAAAACGTGCCTGTAGGATCAATAGATCCTACGATGAACTGACGGCCGCGAACGGCATCTAGGGCGGATTGCATATTTGTAGACATTTGTAGTTTATTCATTTTGTTTAATAGGGAACATCATCAGGGTTCCAAGGTTCATAGTTCTTGTGTTTAGTTTTAGAGAGCTTCTTATCGTTACATAGTTCTAGAAGTCTGGTAACTAGAACTTTTTTAACTTCTTCTTTAAAGGATTTTCCTGCTTCTACATATAACCAGGCTATGTAGGTTGGATCTGCACTAAGTGCGTCATATACAGTGCAGCCTTCGTACTTACCAAAAGTTAGCTCTGAGTCTAGGGTCAGAGTGCCTACTGTAGAGAATAGCTTTGACATGGTACCTCTTGCATGAATCGAACATGCACCAAAGGTTTAGGAAACCCCTATTCTGTCCATTGAACTAAAGAGGTATTATTTGGTAGTTCCTATGTGATTTGAACACATGATCGCGGCGTATGAAACCGCTGCATTAGGCCGACTATGCTAAGGAACCGTTGTTAATTGTTTCCAGATGCTTGCGTATATAACGCATAAAATAGATACCTTTATCTACGTCTTCAAAGGTAGCATCACCCGTATCTTCAATAGGAACCGGAAACGACAGGATATTATACTGATCGTCCCTTGCTAGGTACCATAGGTTACCCTTACGGTACCTTTCAAATTTTACTGAGTTCTTAACTGCGCTCTTGAGATCAAAATTGCTTACGTAATGTACCCTTTGTGCTTTTCAGCAACGTAGTCACACCAGTAACCTTCGATGTTGTCAGAATACTCGTCTCCGATATATTCTTCATCGTCGTCATCGTCGTCGTGATTATCAGTAGCAGACTCTGTAGCGTAGATACCATACATTTCCGCGTTAGAAATAGCACCTTCGTAAGCGTACTGATCTAGCTCTTCGTTAGTAACCTCGTCATCAAATTCGACCATTTCGTAGCCGTCAGAGCCACAAAAGCCGGTATGGTATGTAAAAAAGATTTTGCGCATATTGTTGCCTTTTCAATGTATAAATACATTATATATTGAAAAACCAGCACTTTCAAGTAAGAAATTTTAAATGTAAGACGAACATAGAGTGGGCTCGAACCACCGACCTTCACCGTCGCGACACTCTATCCAACTGAGCTACTATGTTCTGTACTACGAATCGATCTAATCATTTGTGGGCTGAACACTCCGTCGATCGACTTCCTCAGCTCAGACTGTAGTTGTACTTCCTACAGACTCGTAATTTTGGTAGAAGTTAGGTTACTAACCCACTTCTTATTTTTAGCTTCCATAGACATATTAAGCTTTGCCAGAATCTCATATACATTATGTTCTGGGTATGCCTTGAACAAAATACAAAGAGCACAATTTAATAGATCTGCAATTTCACCTTCGATTGGCTCTTTTAGGTCTTTGTTAATATTTCCGCAAATTACATTAATTTGCTCTGCTACTTCACCAACTTCTTCGGTTAGTTTAAGTCCTATCGCTTCTAGTGACTTAGTTTCTCGCAATAAACTAATATCGTAAATGTCATAAACATTTCCTAGAAAATTTTGTTCAACTTTTACAAATGTCATTATATACTTAGCTGGTGCGGGTGGAGAGGATCGAACTCTCGTCTAGACGTTGGCAACGTCCTATTCTACCATTGAACTACACACGCAATGTTTTAACGTAAAGAAACCCATACTGGTCAAAGTACCACACAATAAATACTTTAGGCTCTTCTGGCTTGTATGAGATAACTTGCATTAATGGAGACTCGCCGGAGAGTTGAACTCCGCTAGCTGGATTTGCAATCCAGAACCTGACCGCCCGGCCCGCGAGTTATTGATCTGAAGCACTTCTAGTACGGCATCGGCGTTGGCAAGCTGTTCGTGTAGATCTTCGAATGAGTCTGCTACAACTTCGTCCCACTGAGTGGAATCATTAAGATACTTGAGCGCGGCTTCTAGCTTAGATTCTGCAAGTACTTCTTGCATTAGGATCTCGTTAGTGTGAAACGACAAAAAAGCAACTACATATGTATTCATTGAACTATCCCGATCAAAGAATTATTATAGACTAATATAACTGCGCAATCAAGTGAGAATTTTTTACGCTCGATTAATAGGCACCTTGTCCAGGACTCTCTTGCCATCTATAATCTGATACTTCTTTTTCTAAAGCAGCTACTTTTATTGTTAGTCTATTAGCTACATCAGTATCGCTGGGCTTCCACATTTTAGCGAACTGTAGCA